CGTGGCAGGGACGCACCGTGTCGTGGTGAGACGCGCTTTCGCGTATTCGATAGCTCAGAAGCTCGGAAGGTCACCGCTGACCTTGCAGAGAATCGAAGACCGCCATTCGTACTCAGCCGCCTCTCGGGCATCGCGCGTTCGCGCTTGGCTTCGTACCGTCGGCATCGCGCTAACGCGCGTGGCTCCGGCTCCGCTTGCTTCGTTCGCCTGTCCTACAAGAGGAACCCTACTCCCATCCCCGGCGCAGAGTAAAGCGTTTGCCCGGCAGGTAGAAGAAGGATAGGGCAGTTCCGTTCTGGCAGACATCCTGGCAGCGGAACCGCCAGCTGGCGACTCAGGAATCTGCCAAAACTCGAGCCTCTAGCAGTAGCAGGTCGGGAGGCTCGGCTGCGGCCGCAGCTGGCAGATTCCTGAGGAGTTCTGTGCCAAACCAAGTCCAGGGTCGATTTCCACGTCCCTTGCGGGACTTTGTTTCATGAGTAACGGCGCCAGGTTGGCAACCCCCGAAAGGGTACCATTCTCTATTAGCCGCTATACGGGCTAATAGAACGGACATGGCAAAAACTGGTCATACCGAGAGTCGAAATCCGGAGCACTTTTTTGGCAGGTTTTCACGATTCACGCAAAACGTGGCTGCTGCTTTCTGGCGCCTGTCACTGAAAGCGTGCGAAAATGCCATCGTTTTGTTTTGCCTTTGTGGTCGAAGTATGGCCGGAACCCATCACTTTGGCTGCGATCAACCAGGGCTCAACACAACCGCTGGCGCCGCTCGGGGCCCCCGGGAGGCTCGGGGGCCTAGGGCCCGGCACAGCGAAACAGGCCTGCCCAGCTGTGCCGGGCCCCCGGGAGGCTCGGGAGGAGGGACCCCCGGGAGCGTCAGCCTCAGCGGGCCCGGGAGCGTGGGCGCTTGGACCCTGCCGCGCGCTCCCGGAGAGCTTCCAGCAGGGCCCTCTGCGTGCGGTCCTTCTTGGCGACCCCTCGCATCACGACCTCATCGACGGTCCCGCGCGCGACCACGTGGTGGACCACTACGCGCTCCCGCTGACCCTGCCGCCAGATGCGTCGGATGAGCTGCTCGTAGTTCTCCAGGTCCCACGTGAGCGAGTGCCAGATGACGGCGGCTCCGACCCCCTGGAGGTTGAGCCCGTGTGCGACGCTCTGCGGCTGCGCGAGGAGGACCGGGAGCCCGCCAGCGTTCCAGGCATCCTCGACCTCACGCGCCTTCTTCGCAGTCACCCCGCCCCCAAGGTACGGTGCGCCGGGGAAGGCGCGCTGGAGCCGCTCCAGGTCGTGCTGGAACTCATACGCGATGAGCGCGGGCTTCCCCGACAGCTCCTCGACCAGCTCCTGGACTGCCTCGGTCTTGGCCTCGTGGAGGTGGTGGAGGGTGCGGACCTTCGGGTCGGACCCGTACAGCCCGCCGTTCGCAATCTGCCGGCACTTGATCGTCGCAGCCCCCACGTTGGCGGCGGTGACGATGCCCTCCTCGACCTGCGCCAGCAGGAGCTTCTCCATCTGGTCGTATGCCTTGCGCGCCTCGGGGGGCAGCTCGACCTCGACCGTGTTGTTGATCAGCGGCGGCAGCTTGAGGTAGTCCTCCCCCCGCATGCGGAGGACGAGGGGCCGCAGCCGTGCGTAGATGCGCTCAGCGGCATCCTCCTTCGGCACCCAGGTGTAGCCCCCGTACCCGGTGGCGTCGAAGTAGGCGTTGCGGAAGTGGGTGATGTAGGAGCCGAGCGCGTTGCCCTGGTCGAGGAGGTAGACCTGCCCGAAGAGGTCCATGAGCCCGTTGGGCGCTGGGCTCCCGGTGAGGATGACCCGCCGGTTGAACTCGTGGAGGTGCGGCCGGAGCGCCTTGAACCGCTGCGTGTTGGTGTGCTTGAACCGGGTGGACTCGTCTACCACGAGCATGTCCCACTTGATGCGGAGCCGCTTTGCCTCCTTGAAGAGCCAGCCAAGCCCCTCGGGGTTGATCACGCTGACGTGGTGGGGCTGCTCCAGGAGCATCTGCTTGTCCTTGCCGTGGAGGACGTGGACGTTGAGCCCCCGGAACTCGTCCCACTTCTGCGCCTCGCGCGGCCACGTGCTCTCAGCGGGCCGGAGCGGGGCGATGACCAGCATCCTCTCGGCCATCCCCGATTCCAGCAGGACCTTGAACGTGGCGTAGGTGATGCTGGTCTTCCCCAGGCCCGGGTCGAGGAACAGCCCCCCACAGGCCTGGCCCAGGAGGAACTTGATGGCCTGGTCCTGGTATGCGTGCGGTTGGTACTGCATTCAGATGCCCTCCCCGTCCACACCATCGGTGAACCGGAGGACGCACGCGACCCGGATGCCCCGGTCGAGGACGATGGGACGCCTGGTGCCGGTGAACGCCTTGAACTCCTCCTTGAGCCGCTCCAGCTGCTGGATGTTGAGGGGCCGCTCCGACTCCAGCACGACCTGGTCGAAGGGCCCCAGCTCCAGGACCCTCGGGGTGATGACAATGGGCGGCTCGCTGTCCGGGTACTTGCCCCGGAGCACCACGGTCATCGCGCGCTCCCGCTCCAGCTCCTCCCGGAGCCGCGCGTTGGCGGCGGCTTGGACTGCAGCTTGCTCGAGCGCCTCATCCATCCGCATCTGGATGAGGGTCAGGCGCGCGAGGCAGTTGGGGCACAACAGCGTGTCGGTCACGGGGACACCTCGGGGGGTCGGTGGTAGTTGTTGCGGCAGATGTCGGAGCAGAACCTGCGCCGGGTGCCGCGCACGCGCCGGTCCCGGAGGAAGGTTCCACCGCAGTGGACGCACGTGGCGGCGTAGTTCCCGGGCTGGATGTTGAACAGCTCCTTGACCGGGAGGCTCATGCGCTCCTCGTGCGCCTGGAGGCAGCGCAGCTCGATGCGTCGGGCCATGTCCCTCACAGCACGTCCCCCAGGTCGAACTTCGTGGGCGCGTACCGCACCCGGTCCGCGATGATGGCGTCGATGATGTTGCGACCCGTGGCCTTGTCGTCGATGACGAACACCCACTGGCCCAGGTCGATGAGCTGGTTGATCATCATCTTCTGGAGGGGCGTGGGCTCCTCCCCCACGCGCTTGTACTCGATGAGGAAGTGCTTGCCGTTGGGCGCCCAGAACCCTCGGTCAGGCCAGCTCCTCGCGCCCAGCCCGTTCATCTTCCGGACCAAGCAGCCGAGCCGCTTGGCGTACTGGACGTTGTCGTTCTCAGCGATGCGCTCCGGCTTAGTCTTGGCCATGTCGGTCCCTGTTGTGTCGGTCGAGCGCCCGGAGGAGGAGACACCCCGTCAGGGCAGAGATGGAGAGGCTGAGTAGCCCAGCCGCTGCGAGGCGCAGTATGGAGCTAATCATCGAACACCCGCAGGGACGGTCCCATGCCGAGCGACTTGACCTCCAGCTGCTCGAAGGACACGACCTCGATGCGGCTCCCGTTGACGAGCCGGATGACGTGCCGCGCTCGGGTGGAGCCCCCGACGTGCTGGGCGAAGACCCAGAGCGCGTCAGCGTTCCATCGGACCCGCTGCACGTTGGGCACGACGATGAGCACCACGGCCCCAGCGGTCTCAGAGGCCATGAGGATGGCCCTGAGGCAGGCTCGGGTTGTCTTCCCCGTGGACCGGCTCATCGCGCCCCTCCCTTCCGGCGGGGAGGGCGCGCAGAGGGCTGAGGCAGCGGCTCCTCAAGCGTCGGCCACGCGGGGTTGGGGGGCGTGTACCCGATCAAGAGGGTCGCGCGGCAGGCGCTGTTGGAGCACTCCCAGCGACCCTTCGGGTTGGTGGAGGTTAGTGTCCCCGCCACGCAGATTGGACAGGTGTAGCTCGCGCTCACGACAAGACCCCTTCCTTGATCCAACGGGTGACCTTCTGGTCCTCCTCCTTCAGGTGGTACTCTACCCAGGCGCGCAGCCGCTTGACGAACTCACGCAGCTCCGGCTCCCCGCCCCGCGCCACCCGCGCGGAGTAGTGCGTCCAGACATCGAAGAAGCGCACATGCTCGCGTCGATGCTCTGCGAGAGCACTCTCTGGGTAGCGGACCTGCTCCATGAGCAGCTCCTCGTCCAGGAAGTGGGTGGTGAAGTGGGACCGGAGCCTGAGCATGGCCACCGCGATGCGCCCATCGCTCAGTACCTCGGTCCCTTCCAAGTCGTCCAACACGTCACAGACAGTCTCGTGCTGCCGGTCGATGAGCCCGTTGCCGGTCCTCAGCGCCTCATTCCATGTCCGCATCCCACGTCCCCCTCCCCCGCCCGTACTGCTAGAATCGGCAGGGGCCTCCGTTGTTGGCGCTGAACGCGCACCAGCGACAGTAGTTGCCGGGGCGCGGGTTGAACTTCGGGTCGTTCATCATCTTGGACGCGCGCTTGTCGAGCGCCTTCTGCGCCTTGGGCAGCTGCACCAGCGTCAACTCCCCGGCCTCAGAGGTCACCGTCTGCCCCTGGTCCGTGAAGATGAGCTCTGCGCGGGTCCGCTCCCCGAAGCCAGCCGTGAGCGAGGCCACCGCGTAGCCCATCAGCTGGTCGTCGAAGACCTCTCCGGGACGCAGTTTCCCGGTCTTCCAGTCCTTCACCACGGACAGCTTCGGCTCGGGGAAGTGGAGCACGTCCACCTTGAAGCGCACGTACACGTCCTCATCGGTCCAGCCGGTCATCTTCCAGTCCTGAGTGAACGCCAGGTTGAGCTCCACGCGGACCTTCTGCTTGGCGTAGTCGGCCTTGAGCAGGCGCAGCTCCTTGGCGACCTTCTTGAGGTCGGGGTGGATGGTCTTCCGCTGCCCCCGGATGTACATCTCTGCCTCCTCGTGGAGGGCTGTCCCCCGGGCGAGCGCGGGAGCCTCGGGGGGCTTCTCACGACCGCACTTGTCGCAGGTGCCCCGCTTGTTCAGCCGCCCCTTGAAGCACTTGGGGCAGAGGTAGTCCACGCGCTCATACTTGGTCCTGCGTGGGCACTCCTCATACGCCTTCAGCGCGGAGGGGGACCACGTCTTGATGACCGACGACATCACTTGACTCCTTTCAGGTCGCCCCAGTTGGGGCCTTGCTTCGCATCGCTGAGCATCGGGACATCGAACTCAACAGACTCCATCGCCTCCCGGAGCACCTCCAGCTCCTTCGCCATGGCGCCCTTGGGCGCGCTGACGTTGATCTCGTCGTGGACCGTGACCAAGAACCGGCCATCCTTCCGCACCTCGTTGTACCTGATGACTGCCTCCTTGGTGCAGTCGGCAGCGGAGCCCTGGATGAGGTAGTTGAGGAGCTTGTACTCAAACGTCTGCTCCCGTCCGTTCCGTACCACCGGCTCCTCGCAGTAGTACAGCCTCCCGCCCCACGTGCGGATGGGCTTGTCCTCCTTGGCCTTCCTCCGGAGCCCCTGCTCCAGGGCCCGGAGCCCGGGGATGGCCGAGCGCTGAGCGCCCTTGAGGAGCCGCGCCTGCTCGACCGAGACACCGAGCGCCTTGCTCAGCTTCCCCATCCCCATCCCGTAGAGCATGCCGAAGTTCAGGACCTTGACCGCGCGACGCTCCAGCTGCGTGCCGGTGATGCCGGCGATGGACGCCTTCACGAAGTCATGCACGTCCATGCGCGGCTCCTCCCGGTACGCAGTCAGGAGGAGGTCATCCTCAAAGTGCGCCAGGATGCGCAGCTCCTGCTGGTTGTAGTCCCGGTGACCGAACAGCTGACCCTTGTCGGGGAGGCAGTAGCGTCGGATGAGCGGCAGCTCGGGGAGCTTCGGGACCTTCGGGTGGCTGTACCCGTCACCCTTGTCGTCCCACGTCTTGGGGATGTTCTGGAAGTTGGGTGAGCAACTCAGTCGCCCAGTCCGCGCGCCAGCGCCTCCCCCCGCGTGGTAGCTCTGCCGCACCTGGTTCCAGTTGGTGAAGATGTAGCCGTTGTTCCTCTCGGCCACCTCGGCCCACGGCCCCATGAACGTGCGCATCGCAGTGCCGAGCCGGGAGCGGTACTGAAGCGCCACGTACACGCGCGGGTCCTTGAACATCCCCACGCTCAGGTTCTCCTTCGCCACAGAGGGCTTCCCCGTGTCCGTGGGCACGAAGTCCTCCTCAGCGACGTGCCCCCGCTCGATGAGCGCTGCGGCCAGCGACTGGTCGGAGTCGATGTTGATGTCTCCGAGCTGCTTGGCGAGCCAGCGGTCCACGCTCGCCTGGGCGAGGGTGTACGCCTTGATGTCGGCCTGGAGCTTGGGCAGGTCCACGCGGATGCCCTCCGACTCGTTGGCGAGGAGGACGGGGAGCAGCCGACGCTCCCGGTCATACGCCAGCTTCATCTCCCGGTCCAGCTTGGGGTACAGCTTGTCGTGGAGCTTCTTCGTGCGGACCACGTCACCGATGGCGTAGGGCCCGACGATGGACGCGGGGACCTTGGAGATGAACGCTCCGGCTCCCTTGCGCCCCTTCGTGAGCCCGTGGGCGATGACCCAGTCGGCCACGGCATCCTGCTCCTCGGGCTCCATGCCGAGCAGCCGCTTGGCGCTGGGCTTCAACGAGAGGTTGGGGGCGTGGGGGTCGGAGAGGAACAGGCTGAACATCGTGTCGTGGAACCGCTCCCAGGGCGGGAGCGCGAGCCCCAGATGGGCCTGGGCCACATCGAGGTCGAACTTGGCGTTGTGGAAGAGCAGCTCCTTGGTCTTCCAGAGGTCGGTGAGCACGCGCTTGGCCTTGGCCAGCGTCGTGTTGTTGCCCTCGGGGTGCCCCCACGCCAGGTACACCGGCTTGCGGCCGGGCTCCAGGATGGCGACTCCAACGGGCTTGGGAGGGTAGTTGGGACGCCCCTCGATGGCGTCGGTCTCAAAGTCCACGACGGTCACAGCGGCCATGACTCTCCTCGCAGCAGTGCGGCGCGCTCTTGCTGGGCGCGCAGTTTGGTGTAGCGTCCGTGGAGGCGGCTGATGAAGAACACCCGTCGCCTCCCGCGCATCTCCGACTGCAACAGCTGGCGGAGCGCGGTCAGCGACAGGGTCTTCAACTGCTCGTTGAGCAGCTCCTGGGAAGCGAGGAGCTGCTCAACGGCCACCGCCGACAGGAGGAACTTGTCGGTGGTGGCGGGCACTAGAACTTGCCCTTGCCCTTCTTCGCGGCGGGGGCCTCGGCAGCGGGCTCCTCGTCAGCCTGCTTGTACTCCTGCTCGATGGCGGCCATGGCCTCCTCGCGCCGCGCCTCCAGCCCGTCGATGAGCACGGGGCTGATCGGCTCGCGCGCGGCCCAGGTCACCTTGAACTGGGACCGCTTGTCCTCGACGCAGTCCACGTCGCTGATGGTGAGGAGCGGGTGGAGGCTGTTGCGGGCGAGGTTGGTCACGTAGTCGGTCCAGCCCTTGCCGCTCGTCACCGGGAGCTTGAGCAGCGCCCAGCTGGCCGTCTTGACCGTGTCCTCGTCCACGTCGGCGGGGAGCGCGAGGAGGCGCCACCGGTTCTGGCACGCCTTGCCCTTGCTGTCCTCCTTGGCTCGAGCACCCAGCAGCTCCTCGGAGGCAGCGGACCCCCACTGGTTCATCGGGCACTCGGAGCAGCTCTCCGGCTTCGTGTACTCCCCGCTGGGCTTGCCCTTGGCGTTGAGGACCGGGTAGCCCTTGGCCGACTCGTGCGGCCGCATCTCCCCCTCCGTGCGCCCGAAGGCGTAGCAGCACGGCGGCGTGCGGTCGTCGGGGTCGAACTTCTTGTCGTACATGTCGTTCTCACGGATGTAGTCGAGGACGATGAGGCCCACGGGCCCGTCCACCTTCGTGCCGCCGAGCTTCATCCCCGTCTGGGAGAAGCTCATCACGTTGGACGTGGGCGGTGGCACCGACTCCGCTGCCATCTGGGCATACTTGGCATACTTCTCCTCCAGGCTCCCCGGCTTGGCGAGAGTCTTGCCCTTGACGGGCACTGCGAGCGCTGCGGTTTTCTTGGTCGCCATGTGTTACTCCTTCTCGTGGTACTCGATGGATGCGATGATGCTGCGTTCCGGGAGGCGAGAGCTGTCCCCCCGGCTGTTGATGAACGACGGGGGGAGGACATCGACGTTGAGCAGCTCAGCTCCCTCCTCCCGGAGGAGCGCGAGGGCACCGTTGATGGCGTCCTCCAGCTGCTTGATGTCCGCTCCCTCGACCAGCTTGATCTTGTACTTGGCCATGATCTTGTACCACCCCATGGTTACTTGCTCGCCTTGGTGAGGGAGAGCGTGGTGATGACGAACGGCACGACCCCAGGCACGGTCTTCTTCGCGTCCAGCCGCTCCCGGAACGCAGCGTCATTCACGCGGCGCTGGAGCAAGTCGAACGCACCTGTCTTCTTGATGTACTTCTGCAACGCCTCCCAGTCCTCCACCTGGGCCACGGTGCGCGGGGAGAGGCTGGCTGTGGCGACCTTCCCCCGGGCCCCGTCGATGTTGACCTTGTCGAAGCTGTTCATGATGTGCTGCTTCAGCGCTGCCTCCTCCTCCTTGAGCTTCTCGACCTCCTTGTCCAGCTCCAGCCGCTCGGAGCGCATCTTGTACGCGAGGTCGATGCACGCGCCCAGCGTCTTGGGGTACTTGATCACAGCTCGACCCGCTTGGGGAAGTTGAAGCTGAGCTGCTCGGGCACGCGCTCCGCAGCGAGCCCCTGGGCCGACTTGAGGACCTCGACCAGACGCACGTCCAGGACCGACTTGAGGCTGGCCTTGGCGACGTCAAACGTCACCTCGGCGCAGGCGCGCTCCTCCTCCCAGATGACGTGCGTTTCCTCCCGCGTGACGACCACGACTGCGAAGCGACTCATGGCACTCCTCCTCGGTTGGTTGACATCTTGGCAACGACTCCGATTGTACGCTCACGCGGGCCAGCGTAAAGGCAGGACTTTGCCGCGTTACTTGGGCACCCCGGGTGGCTGAGCGATGCGCTCTGTCTCGACCTCGATGAGCTTGTCGAGGAAGTGCCGCGCCTTGGCGAGGTCCTGGAGCCCGTTCTTCTTGCGCCAGCGGTACACGTACTTGATGATCTGGGCCTCCATGTACGGGATGTCGTTGGCGAGCACGAAGTCCCAGTGCTGAATCTCGGAGCGGTAGTGCTCCCCGCCCACCTGCGTCTCATTGGCCTTGCTCATCGGAGCTTCTCCCATTCGTAGCTGAGGTGTTCGCACATCGACGACACTCCCTTGATCTCGTGCCGCGCGGTCTCCAGGTAGCTCAGCGCGCGGATGAACATGAGGCTGAGCCTCTGGGTCTTGTTCCCCAGCCGACGCTCCCGGAGGCACGTCCAGACCAGGTCGAGGGTGTCCGCTGTCTTGACGATGAACCCCTCCAGGTCCCCCAGCATCGGGATGGGGAGGGAGTGCTCAGCCACGAACACCTCCTCCATGCGGTCGAGGAGCGCGGACATGTCGGGGCTGGCGCGCTTGACGGGAGCGGGGATGTCCCCCGTGTCCACCTCTGGAGCGTCGTGGTAGAGGAGTGCCTGGAGCACGGGCCCGGGAGCTACCCCGTTGAGCTCGCACAGCTCCATCGCCACGACCATCGAGCCGTACACGTGGCGGGCGATGGTATGCTGCTCCACCGTCCGCACCGTGTGCAGGCGCACGAGGTCCCCGGCTTCGTACAGCGCCTCCATCCGCTTCAGGTTGGCCTTCACTTGCCCCTCCTCGACAGCCACTCCAACGCTGCGTGACGCCAGTCGAGGGCAGAGCACTTGCGCGCCTCGGGTGGACTCTTGAGTCGCCAGGCTTTCCACAGGGGCTTGACGACGTTGTCCCAGAACGGGGTCTGGTACTCCTCCACGCTCGGGTCGATGCCGTGGTCCCAGAGCCGGAAGAAGTGCTGCATGTCGAGGTCCCACTCGATGCAGTCCGCGGCCATCGGGTAGTGCGCGGCCAGCCCGCGCGTGTAGAGGTCCGGGGCAGGCTTGACGAGCTTGGTCGCTTCGTAGACCGGCCCCCGCTCCTTGACGCGGCTGTACACGGCTCCCCCGGGCCCCTCGGTGTAGACGTGGAGGCTGTCGCTGACCTGGGTGTAGGGCCCGACCTCGATGCCGAGCTTGTTGGCGATGTACTCCTGGAGCATCGACATGTGCACGACGTTGGCCCCGTAGGCTCCCCAGAGCATGTCGTTGGAGCGGTTGCACACCGTCATGTGCAGCTGGTCGGCCCGCACCTTGAAGTAGATGTGCGTGTTACAGGGCAGGTCCCGACTGGTCGAGCCGCCTGCCCCCTCCGAGCTGACTGCGTCCCCGTTGGGCGACCACATCGCCACGACTGCGCGCCGGTCCTCCGGGTTCTTGAACAGCGCGTGGGTGACGTGGGTGAGCTGGTCGAACCCGAACCACTCGCGCCAGCGGAACCCGTAGGCTCCGTGGAACAGCTCCCCATCGTCGCTGAACTCCGCCATGCGGGGGTTGAAGACCCGGAGGAACCCGACATCGTTGCGCCCCTCCAGCATCCAGAGCCCCTCAAAGAAGTGGAAGAAGGGGTTGGCGTCGCGCTCCGGGGAGAACAGGACCCGTTCCTGGGGCCGGCTGTACACGGTGCTGACGGGCTGAGGGACCTCGATGACTGGGCCTCCCCGGGAGTGACGCTCCACCCCCTGCTCGGCCATGAGCGCCATGCCGAGCGGGAGGGCTTCGTTGACGTTGCGGACGTTGAGGACGATCACTTGGTCTCCTGGAACCCGTCGCACGAGCAGTCGCCGCACGGACCCTTGTCCCCGCGCTGGCGGGTGTAGAGGTGGTCCCCGAGCCGGTGGCCGCACTCGCACGTCTTCGCGCACGTCGCGCACTTGGCCGGGTCCTCGGCATGTGAGCACTGGACCGGCTCGACAACGGGGGTGGTCTGGGGCACTTCGGACACTGCGTCAGGCTTCGTGATCTTGGCCATCGCTACTCCTCCTTGGGGGGTTGGTACTTGGAGCGTGGGCGACCCTCCCCGAGTCGCACGCGCTCATACTTGTCCAGCTCACACAGGCAGAACTGAATGTCGTGGGCAGTGAGCCGCCCTCCTCCTGGGAATGTCTCGAGCCACCGTGGCTGAATCTTCTCCAGCAGCGCGCGGATGAGGACCACGCCCTCGTCTGTACGGATGCCCTTCGTGAGCGGGGCCTTGCGCAGCCGGTTGAGTCCGCGCCTTGCCCCCGGGCCGGTGGGCGTCCAAGTCTCTGCGTCCTTCACCGGGTGGCGCCGCCAGAGCAAGTAGTCCTGGAGCACCTCCTTCGCCATGAACCCAGCGCCACCGAACCCGTGGACCTCCTGCATGACGTTGAAGCCAGCCTCCCACGTGTTGGTTGCCTCGATGGTGCTGACGATGTCCTCGGCACGGTCCCAGAGCGGCGCCAGGTACTCGTCCCCGACCACCTTGTACTTGCGGACGCCTGCGTCACCGCCCCTGATCATGTACGCGCCGGTCCAGAACGTCTTGCCGGCGCGCTCGCACTCCTCCTCCGCGCGCTTGATGCGAGCGGTCGAGTGAGCGCCCAACCAGCCGAGCGCGTCAGACGCCGCCACCGTGCCCGTGAAGCGTCGGAGCGCGCAGTTGTAGAGGGCCACGTGGAGCGGGGCCTCGCTGTACTTCTGATACACCTTGAGGAAGGCCTGCGTGGTCCGGTCGTGGACGCGCTGGACGTTGGTGAACTTGTACGTCTGGAGAATCTTGTCCTTGGTCCACGGCGCTGCCTGACCTCCGAGCTTGCGGAGCCGGATGTGCTCGCGCTCCTCGATGTACTTCCACAGTGGCTTGGCGTTCACGTAAACGTCCTTTCTCTGGCTAGGGGGTTCCCCCTATAGTGGTTGGTGCGGGCAGGCGTAGTCTTTCTCAATGACCTACCAAGTTGTTGTCGCCGCCCAGAACAAGAATGTTGTCGTCAAGGTTGACGCCTCCAACGAGCAGTCCGCGAAGGAGATTGCGAAGTGGCTGGTGGCGCACGCCCAGCACCTCCAGGCGCACGGGGTCCAAGCGAAGAAGTAGCGTCACGGGGCGCCAGAGCCTCCTTGAGCCTGAGCAGGGGTACGGCCAGGTGCGCTACCATACCAAGCGGGTCATCAGGAGCAGCCGCCACCTCGTCGAGCACGTCCTGTGCCGCCTTGCGCAGTCGAGTGATCTCCTTGCTCGCGCAGTCGCAGTCGGTGTATCCCTCGCAGCCCTCCTCGTGGTAGCTCTCGGGGGGCGCTCGGTTGCGCGCGTCCTCCACACACCCCGGACAGGGCAGCTCCGAGCCCGGGGGCCGGTTGTGTCGGGTGCAACCGTACACGCTCTTGGTCACGACATCACCAGGGGCCGGTCCTTGCGGTCCGGGTGCTGCCCGCACCACTCGGTGGGGCGCGCGGGGATGCGGATGGGGATGATCTGGACCTGTCCCGCCCCCTGCGGGATGGGCATGGCTCCGGGAGGATTGAGGCGGCACTCGCCCCCGCCCAGCGGGTAGAAATACGGGCACGTCTGGCACGTTGCGGACATGGGCTACCTCGATGCGTCGAACATCGACGCGATGGTCTCATCGATCAGGCGTGCGTTCTCGCGCACGCAGTGCCCCCCAATGGGGCCCGGCATGTAGCTCAACCAGGGGCGCGCGACCTCGGGCCGTCCGAGCTTCGCATACCCCTCGTTGTACGTCTGGTTGGCGTGCGTGTAGACATCGGCCAGCTCCACGCCGTGCTTCTTCGCCTGCTCGGCGCACCAACGGTTGACGAGGATCATCATCCCGTACTGCGTCGTGTCCATGAGCTTCAGAAGCTCGGTGGTCTCGGTGTTGGGCATGATGTACGTCGTCACCCCCACGACCTGGAACGCTCTGGCGATGTCCTCAGCCTCCGGGCCCGCGATGTACTTGACGAAGCTCTGGATGCCGCGCGCGAGATGCGGGTGCGTCCCCCTGATGGGGGAGTGGTTGACTCCGAGCTTGCGACACGTACCCACCGGCACCGACGAGTGGATGACGGTGCGGTGCGGCTGGAACAACTCCTCGTACAAGCGGACCTGGTCGAGGAACTGCGGCCCGTGGTACGGGAAGCAGATGTGCAGCTCGTCAGCCAAACCCTTCACGCGGATGCCCTGCGGTGGGTCATGTAGCACCCCCCCAATGACTGCCTGGAGCCCCCGACCAACCTCCCCCGCTCCCACGATCACTCGCTCCATGACCCACCCTTTCTCATCCGTGACCCTGCGTGTCTCTTCCGTGTGCAGACTCATGTCGCCTCCCAGCCTCCCGGTTCCCCCGGGGGCTTCGTTCGATTCCCGCCCCGACCCTCCGAGAGGCCCCTGGCGCTCAGCCTCCCCGCAGCCCCGTAGGCTGGCAGAGGGCCCTACCCCCTCCACGAGGACCCTCAGACCCCCATCCGCACAGTGCCTAGGGGCTCCGGATGGGGGGTAGACCCCCCCGAAAGGGTACTCACGCCAGCCCGGTCTTCCGGTACCAGCGCACCGTCTCTCGCAGACCCTCTCGCAGGCCGACTCCTGCCTTGAGACCGAGCCACTTGCGAGCACGCGTCACGTCAGCCACCGAGAGCCTGATGTCTCCGCCACGGAATGCCTCCTGCTGGCACGACGTGCGCTTGCGCTCGCTGGGCGTCAGCTGCTCCTCCAAGAGGTCGGAGAGCTGGAGGAGCGTCGTGCCCTTGCCCATGGCGACGTTGTACACGAGGTTGACGTGCTTGGTCGTGGCGGCGAGGAGGTTGGCGGTGACCACGTTGCTGACGTACGTGAAGTCACGCGTGGTCGTCCCATCCCCATAGATCACATACGGCTCTCCCGACAGCATCCTCTTGATCCACCGGGGGATGACGGCGCTGTAGCTGCCGTCCGGGTCCTGGCGCGGACCGTACACGTTGAAGTACCGCAGCCCGACCGTGTCCATGCCGTAGCTCTTGCCGTAGGCCAGCGCGTAGCTCTCCACGCACTGCTTGCTCGCTGCGTAGGGCGACAGCGGGGCCCCCACGATGACCTCGCGCCGCTTGTCCCCCAGAGCGTCCCCGTACACGGAGGAGCTGGAGGCGTACACGAAGCGGCGCACCCCGTGACGCCTGGCGTGCTCGAGAACTCGCAGGGTCCCATGCGTGTTGTTGAGGTGAGTCGTCATGGGGTCCGCGATGGACCGCGGCACGCTGGGGAGCGCGGCCTGGTGGAAGATGACGTCCACGCCGCTGAGGTCGAAGTTGTCGTGGACGATGTCGAGCGGGAGCACGTGGAGCCGCGCGTTGCCCTCGTGACCCGTGAGGTTCTCCTTCCTCCCGGTCGAGAGGTTGTCGATGACGATGACCTCCCAGTCGCGCGCGAGGCAAGCGTCAACGAGATGCGACCCGATGAACCCGGCACCGCCGGTGATGGCGACCCTCACTTGGCACGCTCCTTCTTGCAGGCCGGCTGAGCCGGTGGGTTGAGGTTGAGACAGCTGATGCCGAAGCTCGTGACGTAGCAGACGATGCCGGGCCGGTTGAGGTCCTGGACCCGGTAGACCTGACCCACCACGCCATCCGAGAAGATGACGTGCGCGGCTCCCGGGGGCCCGTCGTCCAGCGTGGCCTTGGAGCAGCCGATGAGCCCGCCCAGCAGGACGAGGAGGCAGAGGAGGATGAAGAGGAGCGCGGGCCAGTTGGGGCGCGCCCTCTGCCGGATGAGCTTGTCGATGCACACGGGGCAGGTCCCCGCCGTGCCGCAGACGAGGCAGTTGGGCTTGATGACGGTCTTGTCGCTCATCGCGCCTCCACGATCAACTCCGGGTTGTGCTTGAGGCTCTCTGGCGGGTTGAAGTGCCAGAAGCGCCCCTGGTCCTTGAAGAGTCGGATGTGCTTGTACTTGTGGATGGTCGGCTTGAAGTAGCTCACCACGCGCATCCCCGACAGCAGGCGGTTGATCTCGGGGCTGTTGACCGTCATGGCGGCATACGGCTGGTCGAGGTAGTACTGGAGCCAGAAGTGCTGCGCTCCCGTGTGCCAGGCCTCGACAGCCTCGCGCACCTCGATATGGTCCGGGTGCTTGGGGGCGAGTGGAAGGAGGATGTGGCCGTGGTCCCCGCTGAGGTGGCTTGAGAGGAAGCAGCGGATGGCCTTGGTGCCGTCCCCCGGCTTGCCCCCGCCCCTCCGCTCCTTCGCCTCCAGGCCGCTCCACGAAGCCCCCATGGCCTTGGCGTATGCCTCTGCCTCGGGGCCGCGCTTCCTCGTGCCGGAGTAGACGGTGATGATGTGCACCGGGATGTTGTCCTTGATCCAGTTGGCGATGTGACCGCCCAGCGACAGGAAGGCGTCGTCAGCGTGAGGCTCGATGATGTGGATCACGAGTCATCCTCCGTGTCGAAGGGGATCAACGACAGGTTGGGGGTGTAGGGGAGCTGATGCACCGCCAAGCCCAGTTGACGAGCGGCAGCGACCAGTCTCTGCATCGGGTTGCGTTCCAGCTCCTTCTTTGCGTCGCTGAGGGCGCGTCGGGTGCCGTTGAGTTCATCTCGCAGCCGGTACACCTCGCTGATCAGCGCGCCCACCACGGACCCTCCGCGCTCTGCCCAGATGGCCAGCTGTGCGTCGTTGAACTTCTCCGGCGCTGCCGAGAGGGGGGCGAAGACAACCGTGCCCTGTTGCAGCTCCAAGACCTCCTCAGGGGTCCAGTCCCCGTATGCTTCCAACGTCAGCTGAACCGGGCCAGAGATAACAGTCGCCTTCTGGCCCGCAGCGGTTCGCACGACCTGTGTGGGGCGGTTCATCCGCACCATGTCGATGACGCCCCTCATAGCCCCTCCGCGCCGAGCTTGAACGCCTTCTTCCATGCGACCTTGACGTCGTTCATCGTGTCGCTCTCCATCCCGCCCCACGCCTTCTTCTGCACCACCGTCACGACCTCGGGGTACAGCGCGCCGAGCTTCGCTGCCGTGTCGCTCTGGAGCTGGGCCGTCCGGGCCCCCGCGCACCCTCCCGGAGCGTTGGCCGGTCCCGGGCTCGCGCGGTAGACGAGGGACACGACGTTGGGCTCGCCAGCGAGGAGCAGCTGGAGCGTCATGTTGAAGTCGGACATGGGCGACCCCTTGCCGATGCCCCTGGTGAACCGGGCCCCCGTGTTCATGACGGTGGGCACGTTGTAGGCCAGGCAGCAACCGAGCGCGCGGCCCACCTCGATGCTGTCGTGGAGGTTGGTGTCGTAGTCCCAGTGATGCTGGCGCATCCCCCACGCCGCGTGCGCGTAGTCCTTGAGGGATGTCTCGAGCCAGCCCAGCCCATCCAGCCACTGCTGCTCAGAGGTCGCAGTGAGAAAGCGCGGGTTGACCCCAGGGGTCATCGGCTGGCGGACGAGGAGCGTCGTGTCGTCATCGAGGAGGACGATGTGCTTGTGGCGCTGCTTGACTGCGTACTCCAGCATCCAGTCGCGCGTGGCGGCGAGCGTCATGCCGGTGGGGCGGTTGGCGGGGCACTCGATGGCCCCGAACCTTCCCTGCGCGAGGTGCGCCTTGACCTCCTCCTTGGGAACGAACAGCGTGGTGTTCTTCTTGGCGAGCGCGGGGAGGCTGTCCCACGTCTTCTGCTTCGACACTCGGCCCCTGGTAGCAATGTAGACTTGGATCATGGCACTCTCAGAACTTCCCGCCGTGGAAGAAACCATCCCAGTGCTCGGCGCACGCCTTGGGACCTTGCTTCAGCCAGTGCTCGCTGTTGCGGACAATCCAGAGCTTCTGGTTGCCCTGCTTCGTCATGACGGGGAGCCCGTCCTTGTACGCTCTGCGGAACCCGGCTGACTTGAGCTCCCGGGCGAACCCGTTGATGGTGGAGCGGTGGAAGTCCCCCATCGGATTGAAGAGCGTGTGGAGCTGCGTGGTCGTGAACAGACAGCACTTCTCTGCCGCCAGCGCGTTGCCGAGCGGCATGAGGGTGCGGTGCGGGTCCTCCTTGAGGTCGTGGACCCAGCGGCCCAGGTCGGACTTGTTGTCCACGATCATGTCGCGCTTGGCCTTGGTCTGGAAGGCGGGGCCCTTGGGGTTGAAGTCGGAGATGTCGAGGTGTTCCAGGTAATACCTCAGGTGGGCGGTGCCTCCGCGCTTGAACCGCCACGTGTCGAACTCATGGTAGAACCGGAGGGGCGCGGGGTGACTGGTGACCTCGTGTACGAAGAAGCGGCGGTCAGAGTCCTGGAGGAAGAAGGCGTTGGGCTCGTTGGACGTGAAGAAGTAGTTGATGCAGTCAGGGATGGTCACCAGGGGCATGTACTTGGCGTTGATGTTGACGCGCTCCTGGGTGATCAGCGCCTTGAGCCGGTTGGTGTCGGTGCGCCGGTCCGTGCCCGTGATCTCCTCCCCCACGATGAACTGTTTGTTCCTCGCCCACTCGTTGAAGCTGCCGTGAATCTCGGCATCCCCGATGACTCCCCCGTTCGTACCATAGATGTCCTTGAGCGTCAACCCCAGGAGCGTCTTCCCCGTGCCGTGCGACACGCCCCAGACGAGCACGCCGCTGAAGAGCTTGACGCCCGGGTGCTGTAGCGGGTACGCTGCCCACTTGAGGAACCACTCGCGCGCTCCCGGCTCCGCTCCCGCGAAGATGTGGTCCAGGAGGTCGTGGAAGGGCGTGACGTCCCCCTTGACTGACTCAACCCCCCAGCCGCGCCAGAGATTGCAGTCACGCGCCTCCGTCACGAGCGGCTGGCCGGGGGCGTAGGTGAGGTGGTTGAGCGTGAAGCGACCCGGCCACTCCAGCCACGCCTTGGCGAGGGGCTTGGTCTTGACCTTCCCCTCCGAGTCGCGCGTTGCGTACTTGCGGTCAGCGTAGGACACCGTCAGGAAGTCATGGACCGACAGCATCTCGTTGGTCTTGCGCTCCAGCAGCAGCGGAGGATAGCGGATAAGCAGCACCTCCTCGTTCATCGACCAGAGCGCCGCAGCCTCTTCGTACACGGGGGCTTCCTCGACCAGCGACTCCAAAGCCTCAACCGAGTGCTGGAGGAGGAAGTCATCGAGCCCCACCTTGGCGCCGTCAGGTCCGGGCGGGAGGGCCAGGAGCTTCGGGAGGGCTCCGCGCCGCATCAGCTCATACGCGAGCTTGCGCTGAGCGGTCAGCGCATCCGGCTTGGTGCCCACGTCGCTGTCCCAGATGATCGCAACGGGTCGCTGGTTCCACCTGGCCTCCTGGAGCACCGGGAGCAGCTCGGGCATGCCGCGCTTGGCCGCGCGAAACACGTCCACTCCCCCCAAGCCGATGCACGCGACCCCCCGAGCGCATGCGACTGCCGCCTTGATCTCCCCCTCCGTGATGTAGACGGTCTTGGTGGGGTCCTGGAGCACCGCGTGCCACCTCTCCTTGAGCAGCGGCGGCAGGTAGACCTCGTTGAGCGTGCCGCCCGGTTGCCAGTAACGTGGAGGGCGCGCGAGGTTGGCGGCGAAGCCCGTGGGCGCGCCTAGGTAGCGGACCCGGAAGAAGGAGGTGCGCTTGCCCTGGTCATCGAAGTAGGGGATGCGCATGGACGGGCGGTTGTCTTGGGAACCGAGCCGCTGGGTTTCTGCGCTGCTGAGTTCCTCGAATCCCAGGAGCTTGGCCTGGGCATCGGTCAGGCCTGACTCGGCAAGCCGGACCCGCATCAGGGCGCGCGACCCTGCTGCCGCGTTACGTGCTCCGCTTGTCATTGCCACGCCCATACCCCCTCCCGATGCCCGCCTTCACGACAGCGCTCGCAACCTCTGCGTCAGTTCGGCTGCTCAGTAGCTGGGTCATCCCAGCCTCGATACAGAGACGCAGCAGCGCTGAGAGTGTCAGCATCGAAGCGTTCTCACCTGGCATGAAGAGGCGCAAGCGGCCCTCCCAGAGGGTCAGCCGCTGGTACAGATCAGCGGGTACTTTGAGGTAGATGACACGCACGGGAACACCCCACTGTTGAGTAGAAGCGCGCCAGGTGGCGGGAAGCAAGCCGCCACCTGGCGCCGGATTGAGCCGCCATTGCCGGGCGGGAGGTAGAGGATACGCGGCGGGGGCCCAAGGTAAAGGGATTCTAAAATCACGAACAATCAAAGGGACTTGATCGGCGTTTGGTTGACTGCCAACCAGATTCACTACGACTACGCTACTACGCCACGTTTGAATGTACTTAGGCGAGAGGGGAGAGGGGAGGTGTATATTTATATTCTGAGATTATTCCGTAGAAGAGTAGTGAAGCCTCTGCCTTTTGGTGATAGCCGCCAGTTCCCACCCACTACGCACAGTGAGTAGTGACCATAGTGTCCCATAGTAGCGTGGTTTGGATGGCCTGAACCTGAGCGTATGGTTGCTCTTGTCAATGGCAATCCAACCACCACGTCCTTGCACATACCCATTCTGCAAGACGCTTGTGCAGAAGGGCAGGTGCCCCAAGCATGCCGTGGTGGTTGATCCCCAGTACAGGGCGCGGCACGAGGCCACCCGCCCGAGCGCCTACGCGCGAGGGTACACGAGCAAGTGGAAGCGTGAGTCTGCTACCTACCTGCTGACGTTCCCTTGGTGTGCCGAGTGTCAGCGTCAAGGCAAGCAGACGCGCGCCAACGTGGTGGACCATATCACCCCCCATCGAGGAGACCAGCCGCTGTTCTGGAACCGTCACAACTGGCAGCCACTCTGCAAGCAGTGCCACGACAGCAAGACGGCACGTGAGGATGGCGGCTGGGGCAAGCGCCAAGCAGAGGTGCGCCCGTGATGGTACTCTCAGAGTACGTGTGTCGAAAGCAGACACCCACTTGCCTGCTGCTCGAGGCGCTGCTTTACCAACAGAGACTGCGAGTACGTGTGGCGAAAGCAGACAATGCTGCTTTCCCATCCACGACTGCCAGTACGTGTGTCGAAATCGGACAGCGTGCTGCTTTCGCCACACGTACTCGTAGCGAACCAGCGCCATTGGTGGGTAGGGGGGGTCGATTTCTTAGAGGGCACCAGAGCTACCGTTGCCTTTGGCATGCTTGGAACACGCCATCAAAACAGGCCCAAAACACGCCAGACCGCCAGCCGGTAGCCCCCCGGGAGGGGTAGCATGGGACGTTCGCCAGTACCTTCAGCCATCCGACTGGTCCGAGGCACCCAGGACCCCAAGTCCCGCCCGAAGGAGCCACGGCGTGCCTTCGCAGTGCCGCTGCCCGCCAAGGGAGTCAAGCTCACCCCCGCTGAGAAGGATGCGTGGGCGATGTTCGGTGAGCTGGTGGGCGAGATGCGCGTCACGAACAAGTCGGACACCGTCGCCTTCCGGCTGATGGTCTCGACCTACGTGGATGCCGAGATACTGCGCGCCCAGATCAACGAGCTGGACGGCAAGGTGACCTACGACTGCCCGACAGCGAGCGGGGCGATCATGGTCCGGCCGCACCCCCTCCTCGCGCTCCTCGACAACGCAGACCTCAAGCTCGTGAAGCTCATGGCGCGCTTCGGGCTCACCCCGAGCGACAGGGCGCGGGTACACGATCAGGGAACAGGCAACGGCGGGAGGGCTCCGGGTAGTGGCGACGACGAGTTCACGCAAGCGGGCTAGCAACGCCGGCAAGGCGATGCCCACGCCCCCCGTTCCTCCCACGGAGCGGGACCACGTCGCATTGGCACTCCAGTACGCCAAGGACGTGGTCGCCAAGCGCAAGCCCGCGTGCAAGCAGGTCCGGCAGGCGTGCAAGCGCCAGCTCGATGACCTCGTGCGGTTCAAGGCCGGGGACAACCTGTACTGGGACGCTGCGCTCGCCGGCAAGGCGTGTCGCTTCATCGAGCGCCTTCCCCACGTCAAGGGTCCGAAGGCGAAGGCTGGCGAGCTGATCATCCTGGAGCCCTGGCAGTGCTTCATCGTCACGACCATCTTCGGGTGGCGCCGGAAGGACACCGGGGGCCGCAGGTTCCGCAGGTCCTACGTGGAGGTGCCGCGAGGCAACGCCAAGTCCACTCTCTCCTCCGCCATCGCGCTGTACTGCCTGACGGCTGACGGGGAGGAGGGCCCCGAGGTCTACTCCGCTGCGACCACGCGTGACCAGGCCAAGATTGTCTTCGGTGACGCCCAGCAGATGATGCGCAAGCGGCGGGACTTCGCTGCCAAGCTGGGGGTGTACGTCAACCAGCACAACATCATCTGCCCCGTCGTCAACGGTTCCTTCTGGCCGCTCTCCCGGGAGTCGGGGACGATGGACGGCAAGAACGTCCACTGCGCCATCATCGATGAGCTCCACGCGCACAAGGACCGGGGCATCTACGATGTCATCGAGACAGGCGCGGCCAAGCGGTTCTCCTCCCTCCTCTGGGTGATCACGACAGCGGGCTCCGACACCGCCGGCATCTGCTACGAGCTCAGGACGTATGTCCACCGGGTCCTCGATGGAGTCATTGAGGATGATAGCCAGTTCGGGGTGGTGTACACGCTCGATGAGGACGACGATTGGACCGACCCGTCCAACTGGGAGAAGGCCAACCCCAACTGGGGCATCAGCGTCATGCCGGACGCCTTCGCCCAGCTCGCCAAGAAGGCGATGCAGGTGGCGTCGGCCCAGAACAACTTCAAGACCAAGCACCTCGACCTCTGGGTCAACGCAGATGTGGCGTGGATGGAGATGAGGGCGTGGGACCGCTGCGGTGACCCAGACCTTTCCCCCGAGCTGTTCGCTTCTGGCGACCCCTGTGTGCTCGCGCTCGACCTCGCGACCAAGACCGACATCTGCTCCAAGGCCAAGCTCTTCAAGAAGATGCATCCCAAGTGGACCGAGGGGTGTACGAAGCACGAGGGGGCTGGCGCGCTCGACTGCGAGGTGTGCTACCCGCCCACCGCCGAGCATGAGGCCCACTACTACCTGTTCGTGGACAACTTCCTCCCCGAGGACGCCATCCACGACGGGCGCAACAGCCAGTACCAGGGCTGGGCCATTGAGGGACACCTCATTGAGACTCCGGGGAGCGTGCTGGACTTCGGGTACGTGAAGCAGTCAATCATTGAGGACTTCGCCCAGTTCAATGTGCGCGAGGTCCCCTATGACCCGTGGCAGACCGCGCAGCTCGCGCAGGAGCTTCAGGAACAGCAGGGCATCCCCGTCATCGAGTACCGCGCCACCGTTCTCAACTTCTCCGCGCCCATGAAGGAGCTGGAGGCGCTCGTCCTCCAGCGTCGGTTGCACCACAACGCCTCCCCCGTCATGCGTTGGATGGTGTCCAACGTCGTGTGCCACCTCGATGCGAAGGACAACATCTACCCCCGGAAGGAGCAGCCCCAGAACAAGATTGACGGCGTGGTCGCCACAATCATGGCTCTGGGCCGCGCGCTCCTTCTGGACGACCCCTACTCTGACCGGGGATTCCTCCAGCTATGACCATCCGTGAGCGCATGTCCAAGCTGTTCAACTTCGGGCGGGTCGCGCCTGATGTTCCGCAGCGGTACGCAAGCTGGTACCCGGCCCAGTACCTCCCCGAGAACCTGCAGATCACCATGGACGTGGCGCTCCAGTTGAGCGTCGTGTGGGCGTGCGTGGACGCCATCGCCAAGGCCATCGCGTCGTGCCACTGGCACGTCTACGCACTGAAGGGGGAGCAGCGCAAGTTCCTGGCCGAGGACCCGCTGGACTACATCCTCAATGTGCGGCCCAATGCCGAGATGACGGCCATTGGCTTCCGGGAGTCGTTGCTGTACGCAGCGCTGACCTGGGGCAACGCCTACGCTGAGATTGTCCGCGATGGTCGAGGCGCTGTTGCGGAGTTGTGGCCGCTCCTCCCCGAGCGGATGCAGGTGGCGCGGGACACCAACGGCGTGCTCCACTACGTCTACACCCAGTGGGATGGCGGGCAGATCAGGTTGGAGCAGTCCGACGTGTTGCACGTGCGCGGCCCCTCCATCAACGGGCTCCTGGGCGAGAACATCGTGGCGCGTGCCGTCAAGTCCATCGCGCTCGGAGTCGCGGCAGAGCGGTTCTCCATCTCCTTCTTCTCCAACTCCACGGTGGTGGGCGGCGTGCTGGAGTTCCCGCGCACCCTCGACCAGAAGACGTATGACCGGCTCAAGAAGGACTGGGAGGACAAGCGCCAGGGCCCCAACAATGCGCACAAGCCGATCATCCTGGAGGGCGGCGCCAAGTTCACCAGCATCGGCTCCAACCCCCAGGAGAGCCAACTCATCGAGGTGCGCAAGTTCCAGATGGAGGAAATCTGCCGCTGGTACGGGGTGCCGCTGCACAAGGTCCAGCACATCGACCGTGCCACCTTCAACAACATCGAGCACCTGGGCATCGAGTTCGTTCGTGACGCGCTGAGCCCGTGGGCGCTCCGGCTGGAGCAAGAGGCCAACTGGAAGCTGTTCCCCGCGCGCGGGCCCGGAGCCCGGAAGATGACGCGCATCGACACCTCCTGGCTCAGCCAGGGCGACTTCAAGAGCCGCGCGGAAGGCTACAGCATCCTCCGGAACATCGGGGTGTACTCCGCCAACGACATCCTCGCCAAGGAGGGGGAGAACGGCATCGGGCCGGAAGGCGACATCCGCATCGTGGGCGCGAACATGCAGCTGCTGTCCGGTCTACCGGACAAGGCCGAGGCTGAGCTGAAGAAGCTCAAGGAGCCTCCCGCGCCCAAGCTTCTGCCACCCGGGCAGTCTGGGGAATCTGACCTCCCTGACGAGAAGACCCCCGCTGCCCGGGTGGTGGTTCGTGAGGCTATCTGCGCGCTGTTCGCATCGGCCATGGAGCGGTACGCCAAGCGCCTCTCCAACCGCGAGCAGGACCTGCGCCGGCGCAACCTTCCGGAGAGCCAGGTGGCCGGGAACCTTGCCCAGGAGCGCGAGCGGCTGCGCCCCTGGCTCCTCGATGAGTGCAGCAACGCGATGGCCCTCATTAGCAAGGTGGGCGGCGGGGAGCCGCTCGGCGACACGGTGGTGCTGATCGCGGCAGACCAAGTGGACAACGGGGCCGCGCCCCGTGATGTGGCAGGACAACTCGTGGCGCAGTTCCTTTTGACCGGAGGCACCAATGTCGAAGTCTGAGAAGATGTCGCTCCCTCCCGCGCTCGCGCGGGCCCGGGAGATGCGGATGTCGGCAGTACCCCAGGCGCGCACGATGGCGCGCATCAACGCGGCCACGGCCACGGGGGAGCTGTACCTGTACAACCTCATCGGCCAGGGCTTCTTCTCCGACGGCATCACTGCCGAGTCGGTCCAGGCCGCGCTGGCGGGGATGAAGGGCGCCAAGGCGCTCAACGTCTTCATCAACTCCGAGGGTGGCGACGTTTTCGAGGGTAAGGCCATCCACAACGTCATCAAGCGGTTCGATGGCAAGAAGACGGTGTATGTGGACGGCATCTGCGCGTCCATCGCCACCCACATCGCCATGGCCGGTGACGAGATCATCACCGCCGCCAACGCCACGTGGATGATCCACGACGCGTGGACCATCGCCATGGGGAACGCCAGCGACCTCCGCGCGGCAGCGGACATCATCGAGCGGGAGACCCAGAGCCTGGCCGAGGCATACGCTGCCCGGACGGGGAAGAAGTGCAACCTGGCCCAGCTCCGAGGCATGATGGCCGAGGAAACCTGGCTCCAGCCCAAGGATGCCCTCAAGTACGGGTTCACCGACAAGGTCGAGGAGCGGCTGTGCCCGGAGTGCGGCGAGGACCCGTGCGCGTGCGAGGACGAGAGCAACAGCGCGCGCTACGCAGCCGCCACCCACCGACCCCTCATCGCTGCCTACAAGAACGTCCCCGAGCGGCTCAAGGGCAAGCGCGCCACCAACGCCTCGCGCATCGCCGCCATGGACATGCGCATCCTCCAGACCTCGCAGCGTCGGGCCTGCCCGCCGCTGCCTTCCCCGGAGGGCCTGCCCGCCGGGAACAGCAGCAGCCGTACTAAGTAGTGAACCGACGCAGCACCAACCCAATCGCAGCAAGGAGAGAGAAGATGCCGACACCCAACGGAACCGTCACCATCGAGGACCTGGAGAACAAGCTGACCCAGCTCCGAGACCAGGCCAACTCCATCCAGGCCACCGGCGATGCCGAGAGCCGGGACCTCAGCGAGCAGGAGCAGCTCGACTTCAACGCGGTCATGGACGCCTTCGAGGCCACCGAGAAGGAGATCACCCGGCGCCGCAAGCTCCAGGACCTCGACAACCGGCTCGCTGCCCCGCAGCCCCGGCGCATCCAGGAGGAGCCCACCGTGGCCGCTGCCGCTCCCATCGAGCGCGTGCCGGCCGGCAGCGCCGCGCGCTCCACCCCCGTCGCGTCCCAGTCCGGGTCGTGGGGCTGGCGGACGTTCGGTGAGTTCGCCAACGGCGTGCGTAAGGCTGCGCGCGGCATCATGGACCAGCGGCTCGTGGTCAACGCCCCTGCCTCCTTCGGTGGCGAGGGCACCAACGCGGATGGCGGGTACGCGGTGCCGCCCGACTTCCGCGCGGAGATCATGAAGTTCGTCCAGGGCGAGGACTCGCTGCTCGCGATGACCGACCAGCAGACCACCTCGAGCAACCAGATGACGGTCCCGACCGACGGCACCACGCCGTGGGGCAACTCGGGCGTCAACGCGAACTGGACCGACGAGGGCACGGACATCACCCTCAGCAAGCCCGCGCTCGGCCAGCTCACCGTCAAGGCGTACAAGCTGGCGGCGCTCGTGCCGATGACCGAGGAGCTGCTGGAGGACGCGGGGGCGATGAGCAACTACCTCCGCACGAAGGTCCCCCAGAAGTTCATCTCCGCCATCAACACCGCGCTGTACTCCGGCAACGGGACCGGCAAGCCCACGGGCCTGATGACCTCCGGGTCGAAGGTCGTCCAGGCCGCCGTCACGGGCCAGGGCGCGGGCACCGTCGTGGCGACCAACATCGTCAAGATGTGGGGCCGGATGTACGCGCCCCTCCGCTCGGGTGCGGTGTGGCTGATCAACCAGGACGTGGAGCAGCAGCTCCAGCTCCTGGCGATGCCCGGCACTGCCCCGCAGGTCCCGCTGTACCTCCCGCCCGGCGGCTTCAGCGGCGCTCCCTACGGGACGCTGTTCGGCAGGCCGGTCATCTCCCTGGAGGCCTGCTCGGCGGTGGGCACCGAGGGTGACATCATGCTGGTGAACCCCAAGAGCTACCTGTCGGTGCTCAAGGCCAGCGGGATGCGCCAGGACGTGTCGATGCACGTGTACTTCGCCAGCGACATCACCGCGTTCCGCTTCGTCATGCGGGTCGGCGGGCAGTCCTGGTGGAGCGCTGCCCTCACCCGGCAGAACGGCAGCAACACGCTGTCCAACATCATCACGCTGAACAGCACCCGGACCTAGTGGCGGCGGCGGGGGAAGTGGGGGCTGAGAAGCCCCTGCTTCCCCTGCTTCCTTCGGAGCCCGAATGGACAACGCAAAGGACAGCCCCACCAAGGGACAGATCAGCCCGCAGTTGGTGGCGGCAGCAGCCACTGTCAGCAGCGGGTGGGTCAACGCTGGCGACGCACTGACCTTCGCCGCAGCGGTCACGGCTGGCGCGCTGGGCGGCGCCACCAACGTGGTCAGCTCCTGGCAGCAGGCGACCAGCGCCGCTGGCGCAGGCGCCAAGGCTCTCACGGGCAACGGCACCACGAACATCGCCATGCCCACGGCAGACAGCACGCAGGACATCGACCTCGACCCCAGCGACATGGACGTCAACAACGGGTTCGGATTCTTCCAGCTTCGCCTGACGGTGACCGGCGGCACGGGTTGCTTCCTGGCGACGACCATCCGGGCTCTCTACCCCAAGGTGCAATAATGCGCGCGACACCGACTCCCTCAGCAGCCCTGTCACAGCCCTCCGTGGCCGAGGAGGCCATCCCCGTGGAGGCCCTCGTCCCCGCGTCAGCCCCTCAGGCTGCGGCAGCGCCCAGCGCCACGGTTCCGACCGTGGAGGAGGCGCTCAAGACCCTCGTGGAGGTGTTCCACGACCGCTGTTGCCACGGCGGGAGCGGCGGCTGGGCCGCGTGCCGTAACCCGGAGTGCGCAGCAGTCCAGCAGGTCCTCAAGTAGGCGCATGGGAGGAGGGGGCCTGCCCCGCCCCTCCTCCTCGCGCTGTGGAGAGCACGATGCTTCTGACGACGCTCGACAACGTGAAGAGCTGGCTCAACATCGAGCTGAGCGACGCCACAGCCAATGAGAAGCTCCAGCGGCTCATCGCGGCAGCGTCCGACTGGCTGGAAGCCCAGATGCGGCGCACGTTCGACCCGGTGGAGCAGACCGAGCGGTTCAGCGGCAACGGCTCGCGCGGGTACTCGCCCAAGCGCACGCCAGTCATCGACGTCATCGAGGTCATCATCGGCATCGGCACGACTCCGGTGACGCTCGTCAAGGACGTGGACTACATCCTGGTGGACGACCGGGTGGAGCTGCTTGGGGACGTCAACCGCTTCGACACCTTCCTCCCCGGCAAGTTCTTCAACCACGGGCGGTTCAACTGCTCGGTGAAGTACACGGCGGGCTACGTCACGGTGCCCCCGGCGGTGGAGCAGGCTTGCATCACCCTCGTGGCGGAGTCGTTCCGCGGCAAGGACCGCATCGGACTCATGAGTCGCACGCTCGGCTCCGGTGAGACCACGACTTTCCGGCCCGACCAGATTCCTCTCACGGTCCAGCAGACCATCGACCTGTACCGCGCGGCGGTGGTGCCGTGAGCAACAAGATCATCGAAGCCAAGGTGGTGGGCGGCGCTGAGACGGCGCAACGCTTCGCCATGGCCGGCACGCGCTTGCGCGAGTCGATGAAGGGGACCATCCACACGCTCGGGGAGGAGCTGCGCGACAGCGCCCAGGGTCGCGCTCCCGCCCGCAAGGGCAAGCTGCGCAAGTCGTTCCGTGCTCGAGATTTTGAAAAGGGTCTGGTGGTCGGCACGCGCGTGTCTGCCAAGAAGTATTATGCACGCTTCGTGGAGCAGGGCATCGGGCCGGTCACCGCCGCAGTCAAGACCTACGCGCGCCGCACCAAGAGCGGGTCGGTCCGGGCCGGAGAGCCCGGTCACAAGAAGAAGGTGGCTCAAGGCATCGTGTTCGTCAAGGCTCACCCGCGCAAGATGTTCTCCAAGCCGCGCCCCTTCCTCGCCCCTGCTGTCGAGGGGATGCGGCAGGCGATCATGGCGCGCATCGAAGGCACCATCGCGCTGGCCATGAAGGAGGGCAGCTAGTCATGGGCATCCAGGGAGGTCGGGAGCGGTACTACAGGGCGCTGTACGACCGGCTGGCTGCGAACACGCCCAGCGTCAAGTGGCGGGGACGCTCCATGGCCGCCTACGCCAACTTGCCTGCGGAGCAGCAGCCTGCGCTTGTCTTCAACGTGGCGGGCCAGACGCCTGAGCAGCAGCCACGTATGCCGCCCAAGTGGCTCTTGGGCACGGTCCTCGTCCTGATGGCCCGTGATACGAACGCTGCCCCGGGCGAGGTCGTGCTGAACGCCATGATCGATGAGGTGGAGTACGCGCTGGAGTGGCAACCGGGCGAGCCCGTCCCTGGGAACGGGGAGCTGTGGCACACGACGCTCGGCGGCATCGTGCAGCGCTGCTACATCGATGGGGTGATCGAGTTCCCGTCAGCAGGAGAGGCATCGGAACAGGCGATGGCCCTCGTACCTGTCGTGATGGAGGTCGTTGGTACGGGCCGCAGAGTCTCGGAGCGTCCCACGGGAGTGGGAGTGGCAGTGGACGATGTAACGTAGTTCAACAGCAACGGAGGCACAACCATGTACATGTTCGGCGCAGGCAACGTCTACCTCACTCCCCAGGTGGGAGCGGGGGTGGTGGCAACCCCGCAGAAGGTCGGCACGCTCCAGGAAGTGTCGTTCGACATCTCCTTCGAGTCCAAGGAGCTGTACGGCAACAAGCAGTTCCCGGTCATGGTCGCCCGGGGCAAGGGCAAGATCAGCGGCAAGGCCAAGACGGGCGAGTTCAAGGGCGCGCTCATCCTCTCCCTCCTCTCCGGCGCCACCCAGGCCACGGGGCGCAAGGTGGGCGCGTCGGAAGTGGGCGTGGTGCCCTCTCCGAGCGGCCCGTACACCATCAGCACGGCGCACTCGGCCAACTTCTCGGAGGACCTGGGCGTCATCGACTCCGCCACGGGGCTCTCCCTGACGCACGTGGCGAGCGGGCCGACCACCGGGCAGTACAGCGTGACGGCGGGGGTCTACACCTTCGCTGCCGCCGATGCCGGGCACTCCGTGCAGATCAACTACGCCTGGACCGATGCCTCGACCGGCAAGACCATCAGCTACAGCAACCAGTTGATGGGCGCGCAGTCCATCTACACGCTCGGCCTGTACAACACCAACCCGGACGGCTCGCTGTTCGGCATCAAGTTCAAGAACGTCGTCATCCCGAAGCTCGCGCTGGGGTTCAAGTCGGACGACTTCACCATGCCCGACCTCGACCTGTCGGCCTTCGCGGGCACGGACGACAGCATCCTGGAAGCGTACACGCCGGAGTAGTCCAACCTGTAACGCACTGGGGGCGTTCACATGGCGATTCTCGATGGAGTGCGGGTCAAGCTGGGGGGCGCGGAGTACATTGTCCCGCCCCTCAGCCTCCGCTCGCTGAAGAAGCTGGGGAAGAAGATTCAGGAGCTGTCCAACATCAACAGCGTGCCCACGGAAGAGCAGACCGATGCGTTGCTGGAGGTCATCCATGCCGCGCTCGTTCGCAACTACCCCGACATCACGCTGGACGACCTGGCGGACCTGGTGGACCTCGGCAACATGCTGGAGGTCTTCCCTGCCGTGCTGGCGGTGTCCGGCCTGAAGCAGAACGTCGTGCCGGGCGGTTCCCCGGGGGAAGCTCCAAGCCCGAGGAACTAGACTGGGACACGCTGCTCGGGCTGCTGTGCTCAGGTCTCAAGAAGCTCCCCGACGAGGTGCTGGACGGGATGGACTTCGCCCAGGCGACGATGCTGTCGAAGTACTGGGCGAAGCACCCCCATATGCTCTTCGGAGCGGGGGTGGGCGGGGAGGGGAGGGTAGCAGAGTCGGTGGCGCAGGCGCAGCCGACTAAGTACGCAACGCAGGAGGAAGTCCAGCAGCTGCTCGGTCAGTACGGGCCCAGGAGGGCGTGACGTGGCGAATGACCTACAGGTAACCATCTCTGCCAGCGTCAAGGGGCTCATCGACGGGCTTCAGCAGGCTTCATCTGCCGTCAAGGAGAACACGGCGGTCATGGAGGGGACGTTCCACCATCTCGTTGAGACGGTGGAGAAGCTCAAGGCCCCGTTCATGACCATGGCCGCCGTGGTGGGCGGTGGCGCGCTGTTCAAGGAAGCCATCAGCGAGGCGAACAACTTCACCGGGGAGGTCTTCCGGCTCTCCCGCGCGCTGGGCGTGTCCACGGAGGAGGCATCGGGCCTCAAGGTTGCCATCGGCAAGCTCGGCATCGACTCCGACACGTACATCACGGCGGTGTACAAGCTCCAGATGGCGCTGAGGACCAACGAGGCAGCACTCAACGCCAACGGGGTTGCGACACGCAACGCCAAGAACGAGCACCTGGCCATCCAGGACGTGATGCAGAACGGTCTGGGGCGCATCAAGCAGCTCAAGTCGGGCTACGATGCGAACGCGCTCAGCCAGTTGATGTTCGGGCGCGGCGCCAAGGAGATGGCTCAGCTCCAACTCCTCACCAACGAGCGGTTGGCGGACGGTGCGGAGGAAGCCCGACACCTGGGCTTGGTCGTGACGCAGGATGGCGTGCTCTCCATGCGCGCCTACAAGGACGCAGTCCACGACGTCCACGAGGTGTTCGAAGCACTTCAGATCAAGCTCGGGCAAGCGGTCCTCCCGCTCCTGACCAAGCTCGCCCACCTGTTCAGCTCGATGGGCGGGGCCATCGTGAGCGGCATCGGGGCTGCGCTCAAGGGCCTGTTTGAAATCCTGGGCTACACGTCCATCCAGCTGTCCATCCTGGCGGCGGTGCTCTACGGGCCCCTCAAGGCAGCGTTCGTGGCGGGCTCCACGGCGGTGCTGGCCTTCGTGGCGTCGCTCCAGAAGCAGTACTCGCTGGCCCTCGCCACGGCCATGATGCAGACCAACAACCTCGCTGCGACCTTCGGGCTGTCGGCCAAGGAGGCAGCGAAGATGGGTCTGGCTGTCGGCCCTTCGCTCGGGAACCGTCTCACGGCGCTCGGGAGCGTCGTGGGGTCGATGATCAACCCCCTGACGCTGGTGATTGCGGCGCTCGTGGGCGGGGCCTTCGCGCTGGAGCGGTTCATGAGCTCCAACACGCGCGCGGCTAAGGAGGCTGCGGAGGCGTCACGGGCCTTCAAGTCCCAGACCACGGAGTACATGACGCTGGCGGAAGAGGCCAAGCGCCTCGATGCCATCACGGTCAAGAACGGGTACTCCACGAGCCAGGTTGAGCTGGCCCAGAAGAAGCTCCACATCGTCCTGGAGCAGCTCAACAACATGTACCCGGGCTTCAACAAGCTCCTGGAGGGGGAGGACGGGCATCACCGGAGCATCACCGAGGCTCTCAAGCTCCAGACGGCTGAGCTGGAGAAGCAGGCCAAGTCCAAGCTCGACTCGGCCACCGCTGAGATGAAGCGGCTGGAGCGCGCCCAGGATGCGTACGATGCTGAGAAGGCCCAGCGCGAGGCGCTGGAGAAGCCCGTCACGACCCCCTCCACGGCGGGGCTCTCCGCGCTCACCGCCCAGGAGCAGTCGGCGGCACTCGGGGCGCAGCTCCTCCACGGGTGGCTCGCCAAGGGTGTCAACGCGATGTCGGCCTGGCGCAACACCGACGTGTCCAACGCGCTCAAGGAGCAGCGTCAGGCCGTGCTCGACCTCACCACCTCCTACCAGTCTCTGCTCGGAGAGGTGGGCAAGCCTGCGGCGAGCTTCGTGGACGCGGTGGGAACGGGTCGGTTCAAGACCTGGGAGAAGGAGCTGGAGCAGATCAAGGGCGCAGAGGAGAACTGGTTCAGCTGGGACGTGGACCGCGAGTCGAGCTTCTGGCAGGCGAAGCTCGCCATGTCCCAGAAGGGCTCCGGGGAGTACGAGGCCACGCTGGTCAAGGTCAACGCGCTCCGGAAGGCGACGCAGCTCAAGGAGCACGAGGAGCAGCTCCAGGCGCTCGGCCTGCAGCTGGACGCGGCCAAGTATGACGGACAGCGGCGCATCGACCTTGCCAACCAGATGGTCCAGGAGGAGGTGCGGCTGCACAAGGAGGGCTCCAAGGAGGTCATCGCGGCGCAGCGCAAGGCGGCAGAGGTACAGCGCGAGGTCCAGCGCGACCTGCTCGCGTCGTGGCGGTCCTATCACCAGGGGAAGCGCGACCTGGAGATGGACGCGCTGAAGGTGTATGAGGACGACCTCGCCTTCCAGGTCGAGATGGGGGAGCTGACCACGGGCCAGATGCTGGAGATGACTCGAGCCAGCCTCGACCGGAAGTATGAGCTGGAGCGCCAGGGCAACGCTGAGGCACTCGCCAACGAGGAGCTGACGATGGATCAACGTCGGAAGCTCCTCAACAAGGGTGAGCGCGACTACCAGCAGTACCTGATCGCCGTCCACAAGCTCAACCAGGCCATGGCCGCGAACCAGATGGCCGTGGCGATGGAGTTCATCAACCCCTTCGTTAGCGCGTTTCAGTCGGGCCTCCAGAAGATGCTGCGCGGGCAGATCAGCTTCGCCAAGGCTGTCTCGGGCATCTGGTCCATCACCTTCGACGCCATCACCCAAGGGGTGAGCCAGCTCGTGGCCGACTGGGTCAAGGCGGGGCTCAAGATGCTGTCCTCGTGGATCAGCACGAAGATGGCCGAGCTTGGCATCGCCAACGCGGTGGAGGGGGGCAAGGCAAGCGCGGCGGTGGCGGGCGCAACCGTGGCGGGCGCAGCGGACTTCGCACTGTTGGAGGAGCAGCTTGCCGCAGCGGAGGTGCGCTCTGTAGCTGCGACCGGACAGATTGTTACCAACGCTGCCGTGGCCGGGTCGGGAGCGGCAGCAAGCGCCTCCTCCACCCCCGGCATCGGCTGGATTCTCGCCATCCCCGCGATGGTCGCTGTCGTGGCCGGGGTCATGGCGCTCCGCTCGATGGTCGGCTCGGCCGCAGGCGGCTGGGACATCGGCAACGAGAACCCCATGGGCCAGCTCCACGCCAAGGAGATGGTCCTGCCCGCGCGGTACGCGGAAGGGTTCCGGCAGATCATTAACAACCACGGCAACGTGGAGGGTTCCTCCGGCGGGGGCCCGACCGTGATCAACATCCACGCGACAGACTCCGTAGGCATCGACCGGGTTCTGCAGAACCGTAAGGCGACCATCATCAAGATTGTCGAAGAGGCGTGGCGCAATGGGCGCTACCGCAAGGCGTAGTACACCACCAGGAGGCAGTGCAATGAACCAGGAGCTGGAGGCGAAGTCGAGGACGTGGCGCAACATGGGCATCGGGGCCACGGTCGTGGCGGTCGTGGCGGCGGCATTCGCTGCGTTCTCGTTCCACAAGGCAGCGGTCTACCACGAGCAGGCGATGGAGGTGTCTCGCCCGGGTGACGGCGTGGACGCGCAGGTCAAGACCGCCCCCAAGGGCGCAGTGTCCGGGCACGAGGCTGGCCAGTGGCTCGTCCAGGTCGTGCGCGATGGCAAGGTCATCAGCGAGGAGGTGGCGCAGAACTTCCTGGCGGACGAGGGGGAGGCAGACCTTCTCGCGTGCTTCTACCAGAGCGCGACCGCTTCCACGGGCAATCCCGGGTGCCCCACGGGCGGGTTCACGGGCGGACTCCTCTCCACCACTGCTACTCCGGCGGAGAACTCCACCTGGGCGTCCCTCTCTGCGACGGAACTCGTGACGGGCACTTCAGCGGGCTACGCCAGCTGGACCATCGCGCGAGCGAACACGGGTTGGTTCGGCACGTCTTCAGGGACCGCCCCCACGACCGTGGCGAGCGGCACGGGAGGCTGCACGGAAACCTCGTGCGCCCAGGTGAGCACGGCGCAGACCACCATCACCGCGTCCGGGAACTGGACGGTGGGCGCGCGCTACATCGTCATCCGGGGGACCACGGGCAATCGGCTCATCTCGGTGGCCCAGCTCTCGGCAGACCGCACGCTGCAGAGCGGAGACCAGCTGAACCTGACGTACCGCCAGGCGATGCAGTAGCTGCTCTGCTTCTGTCCTCTGGGGGTGGTCTATGGCGACGCTGCGCTTCCATACCTTGTTCTGTATGGACGAGGAACGTGGTGACCTAGACATGCAGCGGCGTGTATGGGCGGGAGAGGGCAATCCGATGCTGGAGGCCCTCCCCCGCTACTCGCGCTTGAACACCAACTGCTTTGGGAAGCACTCCCACGCCACGGCCCCCGCCTACGCCAGCGCAGACCCGGGAGCGGGGTACATCGACAGCGGCATCAAGAACGCAAAGCCCCTCACGAGCGCGATGCTCTCCACCACCCCCACGGTGACGTACACGCACAACGAGGGGGCGCATGAGCGCGCTAGCGTGTTCGTGTTCCAGGTAGGTCTTACCGCTGCTCAGGCAGCGACCATCTCGTCAGCGGTGCTCTACTGCGCTCTGGCGAGTCAGGGAGTCAATCAGTTTGCGGGTAGGTTGCCCATGCCTCACAAGGACGGCACCTACAAGTGGGCTTGGAAGATTTATGGGGTCGCGGAGGATGACTTCCACCCGGAGCGCGAGACACAGCCGAACGGGTACGACTGGACGATGATGACGGAGGCGTACCACCACATTCCGTACAAGTGCTTTGCAGGGCAGAAAGACCCCAACCTGTCCGGACTCAACGGGAGGTTTTACCTGGCGGATTCGCTTGCTTGCTACCGCGAACACACGGTAGCGGTGACGGCCTGGGAGTGGCCCTTCAGCTTGACCGCACCTGGGTTTGCTACGCAGGGTTCTGCGGCTGTGCCCCCTCCCGGGGGGACCACCACGGCTCCGTGGACGAGCCCCGACATCACAGAGATCATCAAGGAAATCTGCGGCAGACCGGGGTGGGTCGCTGGGAACCGGATTGCGCTGGTGTTCGCTCCCGATGGAATCTGGAATGACATGAGCGATACAATGATTGCCGTGAGCAACCAGGACTACCCGTCAGACCCTAACCCCGCGCTTGCTGCCCAGTACTTGGCCGAGCTTGTACCGCTAGGCTTCAACCACGACTACTTCGTCAACGCAGGAACAGATCAACCTCAGTTTCAGATGGCGCAGGTTGAACTCAGGATCACGGTGCCCTAATGGCTGGCTCATTCATCGGCGCAGGCGCAACGGTCACAGGGGCAGGGGTCACCTCGTTGTCGGTTCCGGTCCCTTCCGGCAACTCCGGTGACCTGCTCTACCTGCAAACGTCTTTGAGCGTGGCCAGCACCCCGGCGGGCTGGACGGTGGTTGTCGCGGGGCAGCTGTACCGCAAGACGGCTACAGCAGCGTCTGAGGGCAACGTCGCGCTGGCCACGTTGGACGGTGACTACTTCGGGGGGGAGGACTGGACTGTTTACAACTCCAGCGCGCGCGTCACACGCTGGCGCGGCATCGACGCTGCTCCGCTGGGGTCACAGATTCAGCTTGTGGCGCAGACCGTTGACATCGTGTTCACCTTCACGCAGTTGGCGGCAGGAAGGGCCGTCCTCGTCTTCTTTAACACGCCCTGGGACTCCATAACTCCGGGGACGACGTGCTCGGGCAAGTACAATGGCGTCGCTTTCGAGGGCTCGGTTGCCCTAGCTGGTAGCACGATTTCCAAGGCGGGCGCGGCGTACACGTTGTCGTGCGCTGCAGGCACGAGCAGTAACCAGTTGCGGCTGTCCGCCAACGGGGACACTTACGCGACCATCGTGTGGCACAACGTTCCTGCGGGCTCCTCGACTTACACGCACGAGGGGGCGGACGCGGGAGTGGCCCAGGATGCGGTGGCTGACAGCATTCACCAGGCGGTGACCACCGAGGTCGTCACTGATGTTGCGGTTGTGAAGGAGTCTGAGACTGACACCGCGCCGCAGCACGCGGGGCTCGTCAGCTACAACGTGAAGGCGGGGAATGGTGTCTTGGAGTATGCGACGCTCCCGTCAGGGCTCCAGGCTGGCGACGTTGTCATAGCCATCGACCCGGGTGTACTGATGGCGGGGGCGTTCTCTGGTTGGTCGCAGGCGACTTGCTCGCCTACTTCTGGGAATGGTTCGTACTTCCAATGGCGCAGGTACACGGGGGTTGGCGAGGAGCGCATCTATGCGAACGTCCCGTCTGGGCAGCAGTTGATTCAAATTGCCCTCCGGGGCGTGCCGTTGACGGGGACGATTGTATCGGGCAGCACTCAGCGAGTTGGAGGTGTCGGGGCTAGCGGTAGCGTGGCGGGGTTTCTCGTCAAGTCAGGGGCTCCCCTCATCGCGTTCCTCTCCGACTACAAGAGCAGCAACGTCACGCTCCCGCCGACTCCCACGGGCCCGGTCACTACCAAAATCGCGGAGGGCATCGGGTCGGTAGGACAGTACTCCTGGAGCTTGTATCTCGACTTTGCCTCTGCGACTGGTGTGGTTGGGGCAGAGTCCTACTCCGGAACGTCCAGCAATCTCAACCTGAGGTACATCGGGTTGGTGATGGCGGCGGATAGCTACTCTGACGCAGCTACGGACACGAGCGTTGCCGCTGATGCGGTCGCGGACACCTTCCACGACGTCAACGTGTCGGAGGTCGTGGCCGACGTTGCGCAGGCCAAGGAGGCCCCGCCCGCAGACCCGGAGCGCGACCACGTCCCCGGTCCTCTTTCGGAGGTCGTTACCGGCGCAGCCACTGCCCCAGGCGTCGTGGTGACGCAGGCTCCGGCGGTACAGCTTGACCCTCTCGTCGGCTGCTACGGTGGCGGCGACGCCTACTCTGGCGAGGTGAAGGGCAAGTTCACGTCGCCCACGGACGGGTACATTGGGCGTAGGCGGCAGCTCGGCAAGGCTGTCTCTCCGGACGCGCGCGGGGACCGCGCGTTGTTCTTCGTGCCGCGCGCGCAGGTGCCCAAGGATGGCAGCGGGACCGTAGGGCGCGCCACGCTCATCCTGACCCCGGTGACGGTGGGCACCTACGATGCCAGTGACCCGGTGGCGGGGACGCTCGCCAAGGTGCAGGCGGCTCCTGCTTCGTTGAATCCCAACACCTGTACGCTGGAGGACGTGCTCAGCGCCGCGCTCTCCGGGGACTATGGGACGTTCGCCATGCGAGCCCTCTGGTCCGATGGCGACCCCGTGGTGACGCGGGTCGGCCCCGGTGTGACTGGTAGTGTTGGTCCGGTCTGGCTGTGCGGTGGACGCGGATACTTCACGACGCTCAAGGCACGCCCGCAGAACCCGTGGGAGATCAACCTGACCTCCCTGGTCAACGCGCGTGTCGCAGCAGGACAGGACATCGCGGCGGTGCTCGACTTCTCCCCCAGCGGGCGCGCAGACACGAAGGTCGTGGCTGAGTTCTACGGACAGGCCGTGCCCGAGCTGCGCCCCCGGTTGGAGGTGGACCCCTTCGGTGCCAGCGACTTGGTGTTCTCCGACCTCGACACCTGCACCCCGACGTTGTCGGTGACGACTCCCGCCGGAGCTACGCTCAAGGAGATTGCCTGGGGGTATGACTCCTCTTGCGAGCAGGGGTACACGACCGGCGTCACGAAGGTGGACCACTTCAAGGATTTCTCCCCGTATGAGTTCCCGATGCTGGAGACCTCTGCGCGGGTGTTCGTGAAGGTGACGCTGGACTACGGAGGCCCCGACCGCACGGTCACGTTTGAGCGCAGCTTCTTCACGCCCAAGTCGCATCGTCCGAAGATGCTGGCGAAGGACTCCACGGGGATTGGGCTGTCGGCTGCGCGTTCGTTGCACCCGTACATCAGCCACCCGGCGGGGGTGTCGACTCTGTGGGCGCAGCTCAACAGCGCTAGTTCGTTCACCATCTGGGGGCACACCAGTCAGCCCGTGACGATTGATGAGAACACGGGCGCGCGGGGCTACAACTTTGGCCAGAGTGCCGGCAGGGGTTCCATCGGAGGGGACTCTTGGCAGGACATTGGCGGCTGCTTCACGGACTGGGCAACGGCGGCGCACTACACGATGCTGTCGAACTTGCGGACGGCAGACAGTCGGTACAACGTCGTGCTCTACCGGACCACAGGGGCGTTCTCCTACGCCTGGAACATCTGGGACATGATCTACATTGGCCCAGACTTCAGCGTGGGTACGTCGGCTGACGTTGGCGTCGGGGGGTTGACCTTCGCGGCTCCGCTGGATGGGCGTCTGTTTGCGACTACGCGAGCGGAGGATTGGCGCAAGGGCGCGCCGTCCCCTTCCCTCACTTCGATGCTCGTGGCCTTCGTGGGCGACGGCAAGCTGTACGTCTACTCTTCGCGCAGCTATGATGCGAAGGGGTTTGCGCTGGCGGGTAACATCTGGACGCTGGAGATTGGTCCCACGGGCTCAGGGGCTGCGACTGTCGTTGACGTGAACCCCGACGCAGAGGTGGCCTTCCTCCACGGTCTCACGCGGGACCGGCAGCACCGGACCATCCTCGTGGCGCGCACCTCTAGCGGGAACTGCGTGCTGGGCTCGCGCACGGACGATGTCATCACGACCGCATCGGACGGTTCCGCGCCCACGACGACTCCTGGAACGTGGACGACGCGCAGCGTGCCGAACTTCGCGCAGGCGTACATGGGGAGCCCCGGCATCAAGTTGACTGGGGTGGCTGACGAGCCCGACTTTGAGACGGCCAGTCTCGTGCTGGTCAGGCCGGCAGCGCCCCACATGGAGTTCCTCCGCATCGACAGCCTCAACCCGGGTAAGCCCGATGGGCGCTCGTCTACGAACCTCAACACCTCGCACAGCAGTTCCGAAGCGGTCATGTGCAACCCCCCGCCGTGGGGTCCGTATGACGCGCCCAACACCATCTCGCCCAACACGCAGTGGTACGATGGTCGGTTGGTGGATGACTGGCCTGCCTGCACCCAGGTTATCATGCGAACTGCCCACGGCGGGGCGATGGGCTTCGACCTCTCCGGGGGGAAGCTCCGCGCGCAGCGTATCTATGACCGTGCACGCCTGTCCGAGATCAGCAGCATCGACGCGCCTACGGGAGCGACGACCATCCGCGTGATCTCTGAGCGCGCGCCTGAGGGCGCGGAAGTGGCGGTCATGGTCGGTGGGGGCGCGGGTGCCTGGGCGATGTTCACGGTCACGGCGGGCATGGACATCAGTCGCATCGACGCACCCACCCCCGACCTCAAGTGGCGCTTGACGACGGGCACGCTGGAGGCGGGCACCAACGTCGTGCTCCAGCAGGACTCAGGTCTTCGCGGGCTCACCAAGCTCCCCGGCTACAACACCTTCGGCGCAACGTGGCAGTGGGACTCCTGGAGCGCCGTGCCCGCAGGCCTGATGAACCACGCGGGCACGGCCAAGGTGAAGGTTCTGGGCGGCAAGGGGCAGAGCGTGCGCCTCAAGATCACGAACACCTCGCTGGGAGGTGGCGCGTGGATTGACGGCACGTTCTACCCGTATGGCTACGAACCGCACATCGGATACACCGGGTCGCCAGAGCTCATCGGTGGCTTGGAGTTCCCGATGATTCGGTGGCAGGCGTGGTACATCAGTCAGGACGGGGGCAAGACCTTTGACCGGTGCTACGCCACCCAGTGGATTCCTTGCGGAGAGTCGCCCAGCAACGGAGAGGTCATCATCCAGACGCCCACGCTCACGGGCGACGAGGTTTGGATTTGCAAGGAGGCGCCCAACGACTACGAAACGTGGCAGCTCAAGGTGACTGAGGTGCTGTCTCGCGCGGCCAACCCGCTCGATACTGCCTACCACAAGGTCAAGTGCGTCGCTTCCAATGGTGACCTGCTCTACTTGGGCAGCGACCCGGCCAAGATTGGCCAACCAGTCTCGCAGGTCGAGACTGATGGGGTGCGCAAGCTCGTGACGTGGGAGCCCAATCTACCGGGTAACGCCACGGGAGTTGGCTGCGACAACTGGAAGGGGATGCTCATTGACTGGGAGTTTGCGGACGGGGGCAAGCCTCGCGCGGAGAAGTCCCTCATCGTCTGCTACGGTGACGACGATGCGTCGGAGCAAGGCCCCGGTCGCAACCTGTTGTTCATGATCGACTTCCTCTTGTCGGGGGCAGTGCGCGCTCGGTCGCTGCTCAAGAAGTTCTCATTCCTGTTCATCCCGATGTCGTCGCAGGCAGGCGTCAAGTATGGCCAGGCTCGCTTCGCGCTGGACGGCATAGGGAGCGGAGGCAGCTACGATCACGTCACCCCTGCACAGTGGGTCACGGGCAGTCAGTACCGCGTGTGGGGCGGGGGCTCGCGCATCGGTGAGTTCGTCATCACGGCGGCGCAGGAGGAGTGGCGCTCCTCCATGCCCGTGGAGCGACAGGCTGATGCAGTGTTTTGTGAAACGTCGTGGCACGCCGACACCCACAACCGCGATGCCGCAACTCCGTTGGTGCCTCCGTTCCTCGTGGTGGGGTTCCCTGGGTTTGCTACTCCTGAAGCAGGCGTGGCCGCGTTCAACACGCGCTACCTCCCCACCGTGTGGCCGGAGGTTCATGCAAGGCAGACAGGCTACTCCTCGCCCGTCACCCCGGGGTCAACGAACTTCACACTGGAGCTTCCTTGGAACGGTCCCAGCCCCAAGCTGACGTTCTGGGGTGCCGACGACTCCGCGAAGAACTGGGCAGCTGCGTTCCTCGATGGCATCAGCATCGCGGGTGGCGCGTTCGATGTCTACGATGAGACAGGCGAGGATGCCTCCATCGCCAGCGACGTGGTCAAGGACCAGCTGATCTTCACGGAGGCCCCCGCTGGCGCCGCCAAGGGGCCTGCTACTGCGACCGACCAGGCCATTGGACGGGAGACTCCCGCTGAGCGGGTCGTTGCCCCGGACAGCAGCGTCGCTCAGATGCAGGCGGCTGAGGTCGCGGCTCAGGCGGCTCAGTCGCGCGAGCAGGCCAGCGCTGGTCTGTCGCTCACCGACGTGACTGCCGGCGGAGCGCAGGCCGGGGACGTTGCCGAGGCTCACCCCGCCTACACGGAAGCCCCTGCCGGCGGTGCACAGACCGGGGACTCCACGGGAGCCTCCCGGGTAGCCCCCGAAGCTCCCTCAGGGGCGGGGCAGGCCCCCGGAGCGGTCACGGGGGCCTTGACCGGAGTAGCGGCCCCCTCCGGCGCTGCACAGGCCCCGGGCACTGTGCTCGATAGCTTGAGCGGCACGCCCCAGCCGAGCGTCGTGACGGAGGCTCTCTCAGGCGCGGGGCAAGCCACAGGCGTGGTCGTGGATACGCAGCTCCGCGATGGGCAGACGGTGGTGGGGGCCTTCCCCGCGCTGCCTGGCCTCAGCATCGCGCTCACGCGCATCCCCCTGTACAAGACCTACGTGGGGACCTCGGTGACCGGGCATGAGACTCGACACGCGCGCCAGGGAAGCCCCCGGTACAGGTACTCGCTGGAGATGGAGATGCTCCGCAAGAACCTGACGGTGGATGAGGCCCAGCAGCTCGCTGACTTCATCATGGCCCAGCTCGGGCGGTATGGGCGCTTCACTTTCTTCGACCCCTACGACAACCAGCCGCGCACCTGCCGCTTCGACACAGACGAGACCACCTTTGAGCGACTGGTCTCGGACATCTGGCAAGTGCGGGCCCTCGACATCATCACGGTGAAGTAGCCATGGCCCAGTTCCCTACGCTGCACGCAACGATCAACGTCAGGCGCACCCTCGTGCACGCCACGTCCCTGTACGAAGGGGACTCCGGAAAGGAGCAGGCCACGTCGTGGCTCGCGGCCCCGCGCGTGAAGTACGAACTGGAGATTGAGTTTCTCGATGCGACTCAGGGGCAGGACATGGAGGTGTTGCTCGCCTTCGTGGACGCGCACCGGGGCAGGCTGGGGAGGTTCACGTACACGGACGAGTGGGATGGGCAGGACCGCTGGGTGCGTCTCGACATGGACGACCTGGCCTATGAGCGCTTCATGTCGAAGCTCTGGACGATTACCACGCTGACGCTCCTCACGGTGTCCTGATGAAGACCGCATCTCCCACGCTCGTTGCGTACCTCCAGGCGAACAACACCGCGTTCATCGCGGAGTTGTTCCGCTTCACCCTCCACGACGGGTCCGTGCTCCGCTGGACCACGTATGACTCCGACCTGCTGGGCTACTCCTCCGATGGGCCGGTGATCGCCTACGAAGGCGGGGTGCTCCGTCAGACGGTGGGCTCCGAGACTTCGACGCTGGACGTGCTGCTCGGGGTCGCGCCTTCCTTCCGGCTCCCCAACGGCAAGCGCCTCCCCGCCGCAGCGGCCGCAGGGGACTTCGACGGCGCAGACGTTCAGATTGACCGGGTGTACATGGCGACCCCCGGGGACACCTCCATGGGCATCGTGCCCTGGTTCACGGGCATCGTGGGGCCGGTCCGACCCGCCTCCACGGGGGTCGTGCTGACGATCAACAGCGCGCTCGACAAGATGAACCGCAAGCTCCCCCGCCGGGTGTTCTCGCCCACGTGCCCGTTCAGCATCTACGATGCCGCGTGCGGGCTCGCGCGGACCTACACCAGCGGAGCCGTCCTCACGTCCGGGAGCACGGTCAACGCGGTGTCGGTGAACGTCGCCACGGGCTTCTGGGCGCGCGGGTCCATCGAGTTCCTCTCCGGTGTCTGCGTGGGCGTGCACCGGACCGTGTCGTTGCAGTCCTCGGTGGCGGGCGGGCTCCGCTTGCAGTTCAACGTGCCGCTCCCCTTCGCGCCGTCGCAAGGCGACTTGCTCCAGCTCCTCCCGGGCTGCGACAAGACGTATGCCGCGTGCATCGCCCACGCCAACCAGACGCGCTTCGGGGGCTTCCCCTTCGTGCCCAAGCCGGAGTCTGTCCGATGAGCCCGGAGGTTGAGCTAGCCATACCGCCCCACGAGGTGGAGGCCATGCAGCGCAGGGCCGTGGTCGAGGAGGCGCTGACCTGGCTCGGCACTCCCTGGCACCACGCGGCTCGAGCCAAGGGCCACGGCGTGGACTGCGGACAGTTCCTCATCGGGGTGTTCGCCAACGCGGGGGTCATCGAGTCGTTCCAGGTCCCCCACTATCCGCAGGACTGGGCGCTGCACCGGGGCAGCGAGGTCTTCCTGGGCATCGTGGAGCGGTACGCGCGGGAGCGCGTGGTTGGGTGCCCTCGCCCGGGGGACGTGCTGCTGTTCAAGTATGGCCGCTGTCTGTCGCACGCAGCGCTCGTGGTGACGTACCCGCGCATCATCCACGCCTACCTGGGCGCAGCGGGAGTGGTGCTCGACGACGTGGTTGCCAATGCTGATCTCGCCACGCGCTACATCGGTGCGTGGAGCTGTTGGAGGGCGTGATGGGTGGCGGGGCAAAGGTCGCTGAGATTGCTGGGGAAGACATCTTCGGGATGCAGCTGGGCACCTCATGCTACGGTGACCCGGTGCCCATTGTCTACGGACGCAACCGGCTCGCCGGCAACATCATCTGGATGCCCACGGAGTTCTGGGAGCGGGTTCCCGGAGACCAGGCTGGCGCGGGCAAGGGAGGCGACTCCGGAGCGGGCTCTCAGGACACGTACTACCAGGGGCTGATGATCGCGCTCTGCGAGGGCCCCGTGCTCGCGCTGGGCGGTGTCTGGCGGGACAAGGACTACTTCCCTGACCTGGCTGCGTTCGCGGAGTCGGGAGCGGGCCCGCTCGTGGCCGCGCTCGGGGGCAGGCCGCAGACCGTCTGGGACTTTCTCCTCTCCACCCCCGCCACGCGGGTCCAGGGGCTGCGCTTCGTGGTGCCGTCCAACGCCACGTATGAGATTGTGGACCCGTACTTTCACGACATGGAGACGCGCCCTGACCCGCGCGTGCCCGCCTCCAACCACCTGACCGTGTACATGGAGCGCGGCATCATGTGGGTGGGAACCAACACGGCTGACCAGTACTGGTTCACCATCACGCCGCAACCGGGTGTCGGAGCCACGCTGACGTTCTCGGCCAACCTCATCGGTCGGACCGTGGCGATCAGCTACAACCAGCAGCCTGACTACACCAGGTATGGCCTCGCCTACTCCGGCACGGCGCACGTGGACTCCCCGCGCTTCGCGCTGGGCAACTCCAACTCGATGAAGAACCTGTCGTTTGAGGTGATGGGGTTTCTCAACTCCGGGGCGGGAGCGGACCCGGCATCGGTCATCCTCGACCTGTTGACCAACGCCTACTACGGGTGCGAGTGGCCGACCTCGATGGTCGAGGTGGACAAGGGGCAAGATGGGCTGACTCAGTCGGGCTACAGGACATATTGCGCCGCGATGAACTTCGTGGTGTCTCCGATGTTCCAGGAGCAGAAGCCCGTCATGGAGCACGTGGCGGAGGTGCTGCGCGCGACCAACTCCGAGATGGTCTGGTCGGAGGGCAAACTCAAGGTCATCCCGTTGGGCGACACGGCGGTGGGCGGCTTCGTGCCGTTCCTACAGCCGATGTTCGATGTCCTCCCCGTCCACCTTCGCCCCCTCTCAGGCGACGTGGTGGACGGGGTGGCCGGGGGGCCCATCACCATCGAGCGCGTGCGCGAGAGCGACACGTACAACGACTGGCCCGTGGAGTACATCCAGGCCGTGGGCGCGGACCCCTCCAGCGGGTACAACACCAACGTCACTTCGGGCATCGACCAGGCCGACGTGGAGTTGACGGGTGAGACGCGCTCCCACGATCCGGAGCAGCTCCACTGCATCACGAGCGCGGAGCACGCTCAGGTCATCTCCAAGCTGTTCGCGCAGCGCTCGTGCTACGTGCGCAACACCTACACGCTCAAGTTGGGGCTCCAGTTCGGACTGCTGGAGGCGTTCGACATCGTCACCATCACCGACCCGCTGCTGGGCTTCGACCGACTCCCCGTCCGCATCCGCACGATTGAGGAGGACCCGGTTGAGCAGCAGATCACCATCACGGCAGAGGACTGCCTCATCGGGGTTGCCCAGGCAGCGGCGCACTCGACCACCGCCGGAGAGGGCGTGGGGCAGGACTACGGGTCCGACCCCTTCATCGCGAACAGGCCCATCATCTTCGCACCTCCGCTCACGGCCACGGAGTCGGGCACCCCGGAGCTTTGGATTGCGACGAGTGGCATCGTCAAGGACTGGGGCGGCGCCAAGGTCTGGCTGTCCTGGGACGAGGGACAGAGCTACACGTACATGGGCGACATCCAGGGCGCGGTGTATGGGGCCCTGACGGATGCCTGCACGGCGGGGCCGCTCCTCGACTCGACCACGGTGCTGGGCGTGGACGTGCGCGCGAGCAAGGGCGCGCTGACGACCTACAACCAGAGTGACTTCGACGCCAAGGTGTCCGCGTGCTGGCTGGACGGGGAGGTCATCGCCTTCCGCGATGCTGCGCTCCAGGGGGACGGGTCCTACCACCTCACGCAGCTCGCGCGCGGATGCCGTGGGACGCTCCCGGCTTCGCATGACCTCGGGGCCTCCTTCCTGCTCCTGAACCGCAACGTCCTCCGGGTGCCCATCGACCCCTCGCGCTTCGGACAGACGGTGTTCGTCAAGCTGACGAGCTACAACCTGACGCGCTCGGTGATGCAGTCCCTCTCCGCTGCCGCCGTCAACACGTACATCCTCCCCGGCCAGCGCCAGACGCTCGACACCGCCGACTCGCTCAAGCTCTCCTTCGATGACTTCGTGCGCGAGGACTGGGACGTGCTCGTCGGCAGCGGCGTGCCCTCGCTGACGACCGGCGGCATCGATGGGGGGCGCGCGCTCCGGGTGCAAGGTGACCTGGTCATCGCGCACCGCACCCTCATTCCCGTGGACGTGGCCCGGCCCTACGGCCTGGCTGCGACGTTCCAGCAAGTCGCCAACCCCACGACTGGGGGGCGCGGCTTCTGGGCTGGCCTCGCTGGCGTCGGAGCGGATGGCGTGACCCCCGTCAACGCCAGCGGCGCTGCGGACTGGATCAACGGTCAGCACATGCTCGCGGTGGGCGATGTAGACCCGGGGACCTGGCACGGGCTCCTGGGCTACTGGGCGGGCCGCGCGACCCCCGGCTCCCAGGCCGGGCCAGCGAGCGGCCCGGGGGCCTTCCACGCCAACGTGCGCTACGTGCGCCTGCTCCTCGGGTTCAACCGCACGGCGGGGGACGGGACGCAGGACATCGACAGCGTGTCGGTGTACGATGCCACGGGAGACATCGCCATCGCGCAGGCAGGGGCCGGGTCGAGCGGCTTGTCGTCCCACCTGACCAACGAGGGCATCACGCTCCCCGCAACCTCCGGAGGGGTCGTGACCTCGGGCCTCCCGCTCACGACCACGATGAAGGTGACGCGCGGCATCGCGGACGACACGGGATGGGCCTTCACCGCGAGCATCAACCCCTCAGGCGCGGCAGCGTTCTCGTGCGACTCCTCGACCGGTGTGCTCCAGGTGACGACCTTCCCCGCTGGGGTGGACTACGCAGAGATCACCATCACCGCCACCAAGGTCGGCAACCCGACGCTCACGCGGAAGTTCGCCATGGCCAAGGCGCGAGCGGGGGCCCCCGGGACTGACGGAGCCCCCGGAGCTACCGGGCCGCAGGGTGCCCAGGGTACGCAGGGGCCGGCAGGCTCCAACGGGCAGGCAACCTACTTCCACGTGGCCTACGCCAACAGCGCAGATGGCGTGACCGGGTTCAACCAGGTCGCTGGTGCGTACATCGGGACCTACGTGGACAACACGTTGGCTGACTCCAGCAGCCCCTCCGCGTACACGTGGCGGCTCTTCCAGGGCGCGCAGGGACCGGCGGGCACCAACGGCATCCCGGGACAGAACGGAACTGACGGACAGACCAGCTACCTGCACATCAAGTACAGCAACGATGGCGGCGTCAACTTCACGGGGCACTCCGGCGAGGACCCGGGCACTTGGTTGGGTCAGTGCGTGGACTTCAACCTCGCTGACCCGACCAGCGTGTCGGCGTACACGTGGAGTCTGATCCAGGGTCCGCAAGGTCCGCAGGGCCCCCAGGGACCTCAGGGTGTCGCGGGCCAGGCGAGCACGCGCGGCAGTCGCTGGTTCTACTTGACGCTGGGCACCCCCGGATGGGACGCGGGGGCAGCGACCACCGCAGCCTCTGTCGCTGGTGGGCCCATCGCGGGGGACACGGTCGTGGAGTCGTGGGCGGCAGGCGCGCAGACGGGAGTGTACAACGGCGCTGGCTGGGACCAGGTGATGCAGGTCATCGACGGGTCCGTGGTCGTCAACGGCACGCTCAGCGCGGACAAGCTCGTGAGCCAGCTCGCTGTGACCCAGATCATCCGCTCCTCCGTGATCAAGGATAGCGCGGGGAACACGGTCACCCCCGTGCTCAACGGCTCGGAGGACCCGGTGCTGGGGACTGGGTTCATGCTGCGCGGGGACCGCGTGGGCGCCAACGCTACGAAGCCCGTGGCCTACTTCGCGCCCAGCGGCATCCGAGTGGGCAGCAAGACGATGAACGAAGCGTGGTTTGCGAAGCAGATCATCGGGTTCGGGCACTACACTTGGCAGGGGGGCTACCCGTCCACGAACAACGGCAACGTGATCCTGTCCCCGACGTTGTCGCGGGTGATGATCTATGACCCCCAGGTCGGGGCGAACATGCCCGTGCTCCGCATCACTTCCAGCCTCGGGCTCGGCTCCCAGGTCATGGCCGTTGTCACGCCCAACGGGTTCAACAACGTGGGCACGGACATGCGCATCTACACGGCGGCGTTGAACTACATCGACATCCTCGTGGTCGCCGCAGCAGACGGCGCGTGGATTGAGCCCAACAACTACAACGTGAGCTTCTCGTTGATGGTCCTCTGGTACGGGTCTGGGGGTATCGCATGGTGAGGTACTTGGTCGTGGCGGCGTTGGCGCTGGCTGGCTGCGGGGGGTCGGTGGCTCCTTGCTACAACTTCGGGGAGATCAGGTGCAGTGCGGACCGGGGCACGGTGGAGCAGTGCTCGGAGAGCGCGACGTGGGAGCTGGCCACGACCTGCCCCCCGGGCCTGTCCTGCGCTCCGGTGGCCGTGGCCGCTCCGGAGCTTGGGCTGGTCTTCACGGACCTGCGCTGCGTGGCGCCATGACTGACTACGACATCCAGCGCATCACCGACACCTTCCTCCTCGCGCTCGTGGTCTGGCGCGAGGCGCGCGGGGAGCCGCACGACTGCCGCGTGGCCGTGGCGTGCTCCATCCTCAACCGGGTCAAGCGCCCCTCGTGGTGGGGCTCGGATGTCCAGGGGGTCGTCACGAAGAAGTGGCAGTACAGCTCGATGACCGCGCCCAACGACCCGCAGCTCACGAAGTTCCCCGCGCGCTCGGACACTACGTGGCTCGACTGCATGACCATCGCTGACGACGTGCTGCGCGGTCGTGTCGTCCCCCCGTTTCCCGGAGCGGACAGCTACCATGACATCTCCATCCCCGCCCCCAACTGGGCAACGCCTGCCGCCTTCGTGGGGCAGCTCGGGCGCATCCGGTTCTTCAACCTCGACAACGATGTCGAGGCCAACGCAGTACCTACTCAGGAGGGAATCACCCATGGCTGACCCTGTCACGACCCCCGCTCCCGGAGCCGTCACCCCCGGAACCCAGACCAGCGAGTTCAAGGTGACCGTTGTCGCAACCATCCTCTCCATCCTCGCCACCGTCGTGCCGACGCTCATCTCCATCTTCGGGGACCTCCAGGCCAAGTTCCCCTCGTGGACCTGGGCGGGCCCGGTCCTCGGCATGCTCGGCATCATCGGCACCGTGCTGACCGCGCTCGGGTACCAGAGCACGCGCGCCCAGGTCAAGGAGGCAGCGAGCGCGGCGGGGGCGCAGGTGGCCGTGGCGCAGGTGGACGCAGCCGCTGCGAATCTCGGGAGGTGATCATGCGCGTCACCGCCATCGTCCTCGTGCTTGCGCTCCTCGCGCCCTACAGGGCGGTGGCGGATGACGCGGTGTACTCCGCGCCCTCCCCGGCCCCCACCAGCTACAGCAAGCTGACGTGGGACTACGCGGGGCAGTTGACCGTGGGCTACTGGTACACGGGGGAGCAGGTGCAGAAGATTGACCTCAAGCTCCGGGTGCTGCAGCAACAGAACGAGTACCTCACGGACCGCGCAGCGCAAGAGTGCTTCGACAAGACCCAGGAAGCGAACAAGGAGATGATCAGCGGCTTCAGCGGGCTGTGGCTCGGCATCGGGCTCGGGGTTGTTGCCGGGCTCGTGGGGGGCTACTTCCTTGCGAGGGCCGTCAAGTGAGGCCGATCACCAGCCGTACTTACTGCACCAACTGCGGGCATCACTGGGATGTTCACACAGACGAGGGTTGCGCCGCGCGACACAGTCGAGGGGGATTGTGCCCATGCAAGAGCAAGAAGGACACGAAGACGACAGCAGTCGAACGCGGCACGGAAGGCGCAAGCAGGACACAGTAGCTCAGCGGGGGGTCCGGGAGGGAGGCCTGGATGGCGTGGCGAGGGTTGTGGGCGCGTGGCGCGCGGGGAACCGGGCAGGCGATGACGTCATCAGGGAGCGCATCAAGGAGCGCAGCGCCTGGGCTCGGCACGGACTCCTCGGCCTCGTGCTCGGGGCACTCTTCGCACAGCAGATGATGCGGGACCGGGCAGAGTTCGCGCAGCGCGAGCAGCGCGAGGGGCAGATGGCGCAGGCGTTCAACCGGCTGGCTGATGAGCTCAAGGAGTTCCGCAGGGACCTCCGCGCGACGTTGACGGGTCATCGAGAGGTGCCGCCATGAAGCACTTCGACGCTCGGGCTCCCTGGATTGCCGGGGTGGTGGTGCTGGTCGCTGCGGCCGGTGGCGGGTTGGAGACCATCAGCGACCCGAAGTTGTACAGCGACCACGGCTGGGCGCTGTACGTCTTCGGGGCAGACTTCATGCTGCTCATGATCATCATCCTCCGAGCGGCGCTCCAGCTGCGCGCCAACAAGAACTTCGACGCGCGCCTGGAGCACGCCGTCAAGGCCCGACTCGACCTGGCACGTCAGGTCGGGCAGCTGGAGGGTGCCGCCCGGGAGCGCAACATCCGGCTCGACCTACAGCGTCGCATCCTCGACACGCTGCGCGACCGCAGCGTCATCCTCCGGGACTGCGACGAGGACCACGAGCTGCGCCTGATGCGCATCGAGGAGAAGTTCCGGCTGTCGCATGACCAGGCGGTGGCGCGCGTGGCGCTGCGTGGTCGAGCCTTCGATGACTCGCTGGACAGCACGCTGGTGGAAGAGCTGACTCGCAAGCAGTAACGCAGCTGCCCAACTCCGACAGGGCAAGTCTCGCAGGTTGCGGTCTTCCTGCGAGCGTCGTGGCACTCCCGGGCCCGTGGTGCCTCGGGTATGGCGGAGAGCACCTCCGAGCGGCCCCCGGCCAGCCGTCCCCAGCGGCCCGGTCCGGGGGCCTCTCGCCTTCCTCCCCCGTTCGGGGGATGAGTACCTGTCCGGGGGTAGCCTGAGGGGCCTCCGCGCCCCTAGGCACTGTGCGGCGAGGAGGGGGGGTCACAGGAGTGGCGGGTCGCCAGGTAGCGTCAGAGCCCGGGGCTGCCAGGGGCCTTCCCCCCACGGTCCCGGGGGCTGGTGTCCCCGGTCCTCCGGCTCCCGGGGGCTGGCGCGCCCCATGGGCCGGTAGGCTCGGGGGTCGAGCCCCCGGAGCGTCAGCCGGAGGGGCGCGAGGAGCGTCAGGCGCCAAGCCGCTCGCCAGCCCCCAGTCGAGGTCCCCCGGGAGCAACCTGCGGATGTGCGAAGGGCCCGACCCCCTGCGCCGTCAAGCGCAGGGGGTCGGGCCCCCGGTGCTGCAGTCCTGCGCGCCGGTCAGCCGACGCTGATGATGCCGCGCTTCGTGTCGCCCAGGAGGTAGCCCGTGTCGCCGCCAGCCTCCACGAACTCGCCCACGGTCATGCCCGACTTGTACAGCGAGCGGGTCTTGCTGGCGGCGCTGTCGGGCCGCTTCTCGACCTTGGCCGCGACAGCCGCCTTGTCGAGCACCTTGATCTTCTGACCGAGCCGAGCAGCGCGGGCACCCGGCTCCTCCTTCGCCACGACCTTCTTCTCCACCTTCGTGTTCTTCTTCGCAGCAGCCATCTGGCACTCCTTGGTTGGTTGGGGTACTGCCTCAGAGACAGAACCATACGCTGGTTCGCACCAAGGGGAAGGCCCCCAACAAGAAGGGCCCGCTGGCTCGCCTAGTCAAGGCGAGCCAGCGGGCCCAAGGGTCAGGCAGGGTCGCGCGCGCAGACCACGAGCGGCTGCGGCTCACGGCGCGGGTCGGGGTCGATGTGGTGCAAGTTCCCGCACCCGCAGTGCGTCAGCGGGCAGTTGGTCGGGTCGGAGCAGCGCCGCCTGACGAAATGCATCTTGGGGAGCTTGCCGGGTCGGAACCCGGGGAACACGACGGGGCGCATCAGGACCTCCTTCAGCGGGTGATGAGGAACAGCACGAACGCAGCGGTGGCGAGCGCGTCCACGAGGACGTTGAGCCAGTTGTCCTTCATGTCGCCTCCACCGGCTGGTAGTACACCTCCCCAGTCTTCTCGTCCTTGAACTTGGCGCACGCCTGGGCGCCCTTCTCTTCGTACCCGGCATCGCGGCGCCATCCCTCGTCCCAGCGCACGTCGCCCATGTACCGGGCGCGCTTGGCGACCTCCTTGCTGACGTCCACGATGGTGGGCGTGCCGGGCTTGTCGTAGTCGGGGAGGCGCCAGGCCTTCCCAGCGGTCATCTTGAACGGCATTGGCTTGATCCTTTCGCAGTAGTGGCAGGGTTGAACGGTCCACTCGCCCAGATTGTACGGCCCCTCCCCCTCGTTGGGGAGCGAAGGAGCGTACAGGGCGAGGATGCGGTTGCACCCGGGACAACGCTCCCGGTCAGGCTGCTTCTTCGACACGTGGCCTCCACGCGCGCTCGGAGCCGGGCACTACGCCACCCGGCTCCGAGCCGCTCAGCGGTTGAGCTACTTGACGGCGACCAGGGCGCGCACCGTTGCGTCCTTGCGGATGTACGTCCAGTCGCACCCGTGGGTCTGGCACTTCTCCTGGAACTGCTCGACCGTCATGCCGTCCTTGTAGAAGGTCCGGCACTCATACGCCTTGGAGGACTTGTTGCCGGTGTCCTCCAGGAACTTCTTCAGCGCCGGCAGCACCTTGATCTTGGCGCCCTCCGGGAACCCGGTCCCCTTCGGAGCCTTGGGGGCCTTCTTCTCCTTCGGGGCCGCAGCCGGGGCAGGGGTCTTCTTGGCGACCTCGGCCTTGGCCGCCTTCGGGTCGAGGGTCTTGGCGGTGGCGAGCGCGGGAGCCTCGGGGGCCTTCGCCTCCCTGGGCACGCTCGCGCGGTCCACCTTCGCCACGCCCAGCTCCGGCATGGGGAGCTTCTTGGACTGCTTCTCGGTCTTCTTGTCGTCGGTCTTCTTGGCCATGGACTTCTCCTTCAGGTAGTTGTGGACCAGCTCAGCACGGACCTGCGCCGGGAGAAACCGGAAGCCAGCGCCGTGCTCCTTCTCCAACTCGCGTAGTGCGTCGATCAACTCCACGTGCTCGATGCGAGCCGCCAGGCTCGCCACGACCTCCTTCTGCGGGTCATCCGCCGGGTGCTTGTGGTTCGCGCGCATCAGGTCGAACAGCTTCTCTGCGAACTGCCAGGCCAGCGACACGCCGCTGGTCCGCTGCCCCCGGAGCGTCAGCTTCCGCACCGGGTTGTCGCTTGAGTTGTACTTGCCCTCCGTCATGAAGTCCAGGTGGTGGTAGAACTCGTGGAACACCGTCTTGAGGTGCGCGCGCGAGTGGATGGAGATGCTCCTGCTCTTCGGGTGGTACCAGCCGTTGGCCCCCTCGTCGGGGGTCCGCTCCGTAACCTGGGGAGGCTTGATCTTGTAGACCCGGGCGAGCACGGCCAGAACGACCCGTGCTCGCTTGCGGTCTACCTTGAACCAGTAGCCTCGGTGTATGGGGAACAGCGCTCTCAACTCTCGGGGACACCGCACGTCCCACGTCTGGGTAGCAGCGAGCATCGGGTCACCGAGCCGGGATGAGGTTGAAGTGCCGAGCGGCTGCGAGCTGCTCCACGCCGTCACCGTGGTGGTCGCGCCCCTCGGCCTCGCACACCTCCTCATAGTCCTCGTCCTGCGCCAAGCGGTCAGCCGTCACGGACCAGCGGACCTCGCCGCACCCGTTGATGCTGACGAGGCAGAACCACCGGCCATCGCGCTGGAAGTAGTAGTCAGCGCACTTGGGGTGGGTGAGCCAGGGGCTGTCGGCGCGCACCTCCGCGAGCACGTAGCTGTTCTTGCTGCGCGACCAGTAGATGTCGTTGGTCGTGTTCATGTCGCGGAGCGTCACGTCCACCCGGGCTCCGTGCTGCGTGTCCTTCCAGCCGAAGATGGCCGGGGGCCCCGCGATGAACCGCTCGGGGATGCCCTTGGCGCACTCCTCGCAGAGCCGCGTGCCGTAGATGGTCTTGACCTTCCCCCTCGGGGAGGGGCACCCGTCAGGGTGCACGGTCCGGCAGCGGAGAGCTTCGCATTCGCAGGTACGGGTGGTCATGGCTTCCTCTTCGCAGGCGTCCAGCCCGCGCGCTTGAGTAGGTTGAGAACATCGGTGGGCTTGGTCGGCGGGCTGTACCCCTCCACGAGGGGCTTCCCATCGAGGCTGATCCAGTACTGCGGGCGGGAGGACGAGCGCCCCCCACCCAGGTAGGTCCAGGAGTACCGCAGGCTCACCTGGACGCGGTTGTCTTCGGAGCGCCACTCCTGGAAGCGGAGCGGCTTGAGGGTCCGGTCGAGGAGCTTGACGCCCATGGCTAGTCTCCAATGCCGTGGTACTCTTCCGTCACCACCAGGCCCTTGCCGGCCCCCAGGTCGATGACGTACACCTGGTTGAGCTTCATCCCCTGGCCCCACGTGGACTTCGGGAACCAGCGCTGGTCGCGCCAGTGCCACACCTCGTGGAACCGCTGGCTGATCGCCTCCCCCATCAGCGGGGTCAGCGCCGCGCCCTGGTACGTCAGGTCGTGGGCGTACCAGCAGCGGTCATCGTAGGACATCTGCTTCTCGTGGACGAAGGTTCGCGTGGCGAGGTGGACGACGCCAGCCGACTGGCGGGTGACCCGGAGCGTGATGCGGGGCTCCAAGCGGAGCTCACCAGCGTCGGTGGTGTACACGTACAGGTTGAGCTCCTCCTTGAAGGTGCCGCCCCGGATGACCTCGGGGAAGGCCAGCGCCTCCACCCGGTTGCGGCGCACGTATGCGACCACGGTGTCGCCGGGGAGGAGCTGGGAGCTGGACACGTCGGTCTGGTAGGTCGGCTGCATGGTTGGTCTCCAGAGGGTAGGTTGAGCATCGGGTCGAGGGACCCAGCGAGAGGAGCGAGCAGCGCTCGCCCCCCTCAAGTGCTCCTCGACAGAGCCACGGAGCCTACCGTGGCTGGCGGTGGTGCGACTAGTCAGCCTTCCTGTTGTGCGGCCAACGGAGGGAGTGCGTCCATCCTCCGGGGAGCGGCTCAGCCCAGCGCTCGTTGTCGAGCACCCCGGCGCAGCGCTGCCCGGGGGAAGCGTCGCACGTGGGGCAGCGGAAGACGAGGGAGCGCGCGACCTGGGCCGCGTGCCACTCGGACATCGGGAGCGACTTCATGGTGCCCTCCTTCGGGCGGGGAGTCGAGCGGTTTGGGAGCAGCGGGAGCCGTGAGCGGTCTGGACGTAGACGATGGCGGTGAGCGGCCACTCACGAGGGTTGTACGGCATGACCTCCAGCGGGACGATGTCGAAGCCCAGCTTGGCGGCGAACGCTTCGATGCGGTCCGGGTCTGCGTGCTGCGCGAGCGGGTGGCGCGTGGTCCCTTCGTACATCGGGGCCACGTCCTCCTTCTCGCTGTCCTCTGCGCGGGTGATGCGGAAGTAGAGCTTGGCCATCACACGCTCCAGTTGAAGATGACTTCGTTCGTGCGCGGCCACATCGTCGTCATCATCGCGGAGGGCCCGCCGTCATCCGCGCCCATCACCATCTCCTCCACGTGGGCCCGGGTCCAGAAGGAGGGGCTGAGGGAGGAGTCGTTGAGCATGTCGTTGTCGAGCGCGGCGCGCAGCTCCCGGCGCAGCTCCAGCTGGTCGTGCTTCGGGACCGCGCCGTGCTCAGCCACGTAGCAGCCGACCAGGTTGTCCAGGACGACTGCGAGGAGGTCAGGCGTGGCCGTGTAGCCGCAGCCGTGGCACTTCGTTCCCAGCTCCAGGAGGAGGGACCGGCGGGAGCCGTTCATGTCGGGCGGGCAGCGGGGGCAGTAGTGGGTGGTCATGGTCACTTCTCCTCGCAGGAGCAGAGCCCCTGGCACTTCGGGCAGTCGCACTCCCCGTAGATGGCGGCGGTGCAGGGTCGGTTGGTTGCCGCCCACTCGACGCAGGCGGGGCACTTCGGGGTCGCCAGGTGCCAGAGCTTCTCGCGCCACTCGATGAGTCCCGCCTTCTCCATGTCGCGGAGGGAGGCGCGGCAGTTCAGGAGCAGCTGGTCAGCGGTGGCGGGGCCGGTCTGGAGTCGGGCCAGGACGAGCGCCTGGCCGGTGAGCTTCCTGTTCTTGGTCGTCATGGCTAGCCTCGGGCTGCGTAGGTGAGGAGGGAGTTGGCGAGGTGGAGGGCCTGCTTCTTCGTGAGCCGGATAGACTGGGTGGCGAAGCCGCGCCGCCACTTGCCGTCGGAGCCCAGCACGGAGGCGCGGTTGCCGACGATGAGCTCCAGCTTCGGCTCTCCGTCACGGCAGGTCACTGCGAAGGGGCGCTTGGTCTTGCGGACGAGGGGGATCATTGGTGTCTCCAGGTAGGGTGAGCGGTTGGACTAGCTGCGGCGGGTGATGACGACAACGGCGTGGCGGGCGAAGTGGACGTGGACGCGGGGCAGGTCGGAGCCCTCGGCGATGAGCTTGGGCTCGCAGGTGAACGTGAAGGACTCGCCAACCTCCAGCTCGTCCAGCTGCGCTTCGCGGCGCACGGAGCAGGCCAGCGCTGCGAGGCTGAGAGCGGTCTTGAGCTTGCCGGTCCCGGAGTTGTAGCTGTCGAAGGTCTTGGTCGTCATGGCGGTGTCTCCGAAGGGTAGGGTGAACGGGTCGAGGGACCCAGCGAGCAAGAGGAGCGGCCGCAGCCGGTCCTCCCGCTCAAGTGCTCCTCGACTAGCTGCGGGTGCTCCAGTGCAGCAGGGAGCCGGAGGGGAACCCCTCGCCCGGGACAGCGGCGACAGGCTCGGTGAACCAGGCGTTGAGGACGTCAGCGGAGGCCTGGTTGTCGAACACGTCCAGGATGACGTGGCCGACGTGCGCCAGGACGTTCCGGACCCGCGCCCCTTCGATGCCGCGCTTCTGGGTCGCTGCGATAGCCTGGTCGGCGTTGCCCTTCACGATCAGCGTGTACATGGCTAGTTCCTCTCCAGTCGGTCGATGTCGTTGATCATCATGATCGCGTTCTGCGCCGCGTGGCTGTTCAGGCACCAGTCGCGCACCGCCTTCTTCTGGTCCCGGTCCTCGGCCTCTCGCAGCGCCTTGTTGGCCATCGCGAGTGCAGCGAGCAGCGCCTTCATGTTCTTGTTCGTGAGCTTCATGGCAGCTCCTTCAGGTAGGGTGAGCTTCAGTACTCCACGCACTGCGTCATGACCTTGCGCCAGCCCTTGACCATCTTGGCTCCCTTGGCGAAGGAGGTCAGCCCCCCGGCCCGCCGGATGAGGACGTGGAGCCGGTTGCGGCAGAACACGGAGGAGAGCTTGCCGGCGTCGTTCGGCATCCCGGTGACGATGGTCAGCCAGAGGTCCCCGTGCTCCGTCATCTTGGTCTCCTGCTCCTTGACCTCGTAGCGGTAGGAGCCGTCAGACTGCGGGGCGCGCATCCGGTTGACGATGCGCTCGACCATCGCGGTCTGGGCAGGGGTCTGCTTCGTGCCGCGCTTCAGGACCTTTCGAGCGGCCCGCTCACCGCAGTTGGGGCACTCATACGTCGGGACCATCTTCGCCAGCTCCTCGCTCCACGTGGTCGTCTTCTTCCAGAAGTCCACGCCGCATCCGCAGTTCACTCCGCGCTTGATCTCGGCCATGGTCAGCTCCTCTTGAGGGGGGCGAGCTTGAACAGCTTCTGCGAGCACTTCAGGCACCGCCCGACCTCGGGCTGGTTGCGCGGGGTCTGAGGGCGGATGGTATGGGAGCAAGCTTCGATGCCGCAGTCCACGCAGTGGTAGATGCGGCCGCAGCGTCCCGCACGGCACGAGCGACAGGCGATGGTCTTCTTCATGGTCAGCTCCTTGCGGCGTCGTTCTGGAGGCACATCGAGCAGGTCACGGAGCCGTCCTCTGCCTCGTCGCAGCAGGCGCGGCACACGGGGTCGAGGCAACGGTCGCAGGTGAGGATCATCACCTGGTTGTCGCCGCAGCGGAAGATGACGGGAACCTTCTTCTTGTCGCAGCAGCAGCAGGTGCGGTCGGGCTCGTTCGTGGCGGCCATGGTCGGCTCCAGTGAGTAGGTTGAACGTCGGGTCGAGGGACCCAGCGAGCCCAGCGAGTCCCGAAGGGCTCGCCAGGCTCAAGTGCTCCTCGACTACTTGACGCTGATCAGGCCACGGCGGATGTCGCCGTGGAGGTAGCCCATGTCCAGCTCGGCCTTCGCCATCGCCTTCCGCCACTCGCCCACCGTCTTGGACTTGGCGTACAGGTCGAAGATGCGGCGAGCGTTCTTGCCGCGCTTCGGGTTCTCGGTCACGAGCACCTTGATCTTCGACTCGTTGGAGATGACCTCGGCGCGCTCGGCCTTGGCGGCGGGCTTCGTGGCCTTCTTGGACTCGACCTTCTTGGCGGCGGGCTTCGTGGACTTCTTGGCGGTGGTCTTCACGGTGGTCTCCTTCTTCGTGGCGGGGGACTTCGGGGTGGTGACCTTCGCAGCCTTGGGGGCGGCCTTGCGGGCCTTGTCCTCGGCAACGGTGCGGTCGAGGGGGTGCTTCTCGGTGGCAACGGGGGCAGCGACAGCGGCGGTCTTGGTCGTCATGGCAGACTCCTTCTTGGGGTTGGACTTCTTGGACTGCTTCACAGCGGTGGACTTGTCGTTGAGGACATCGAAACCGAGCTTCGTGATCCAGCAGGTCGAGGGGTCCTGGTTGGTCCCCATGAACATCTCGTTGGTTCCCTCCTGCACCCCGACCAGCCCCTTCTTCTGCAGCGAGTTGAGCACGCCGCTGTAGGACTTGGCGGCACCGGAGAAGTCGAGGAGGGAGGAGTCGGACCAGACCGCGTTGTCGATGATCTCGGGGTTGGTCCCGTCCCCGCCGTTCAGGCAGTTGTAGAGAGAGGTGGCGATGCCGAAGAGAAGGTTGCGCTCCATCGAGGTCAGGGTCATCGAGGTCTTGGTCGTCATGGCGTTGCTCCTTGGTAGGTAGGGAAGGGGTTGAACGACTAGGCGTTGCGGATGTTGTAGAAGACGCCGCAGGTCGCGCAGCGGATGACGTTGCCGGAGCCCAGCTGTCCGGACTGGGCGATGTCCTCGCCGCAGCCTTCGCACTGATTCGACTCGACCATCCGGAAGGTCTTGCCGTTGGTCCAGAAGTACAGCGCCTCTCCTCCGACGCGGATGTACAGCTCAGCGGGCTTGCTCGTGTCGATCATCTTGGCCATGTTCGCTCCTGGTAGGTTGAACGGGTTTGCTTCGGGACTTCGATCAGCCCACCCTCCGAGAGGAGAGGAGGCTGACCGAAGGGGCGAGTGATCTCACCCCAGGGGTCTGGCGCGGCTGAACTCCCTTGCGAGGAGTCTGACTGGCGCCCAAGGTCTTGCGGGTCAACGGTCACTCCGTTGAAGCCCTGCTCTGGATCATCCTCCGTAGCTCTGTTGCGAACCGCTGACTGGTCGGCTGAGCTTGACGCTCACCGTTTCAGAAGTCCATACGAGGATGCGAGCAACCTTGCCTGCCGCTCTCGTGGCAGGGACGCACCGTGTCGTGGTGAGACGCGCTTTCGCGTATTCGATAGCTCAGAAGCTCGGAAGGTCACCGCTGACCTTGCAGAGAATCGAAGACCGCCATTCGTACTCAGCCGCCTCTCGG